GTGAACCGTGGGGCTACAGAAAACCGCCTCTGCGTCTACCGCATTGAACGTAACGAGGATGGTAGCAACCCTGAGATATTCGTGGAGGAAGCGTGATGAAGTTTGACTATAAAAAGTATAAGCCCGCCTTCCTTGGAGTGTATCTGTTTATGTCTTTCCTAATGTGGGCGTATTTTATCGCCTCTGCCTTAGAAGCCCCTGAACAGTATGACCTTGGTGATGCGATCGTTAGGGGGTGGGTACTTTCACTACTATGGCCCCTACTTGTCACGGTAGAACTCATGCGCAGGGTGCTATTCTAAAACAGGAGAGACAGATGAGTGACAGATGTTTACTGTAGAGTTTGAACCAGAGTGTTCAGTCATAACTTGCCTTGACAATCATGATGCCTTTGATGATGTTGAGGTAGTAGTATGCGAGGACAACTCAGTGTTTATTGTACAACACATGTTAGATGTAGACGATACAAACATAATCTACATGTCCTACCAACAACTCACTGAGATTGCAGCTGCTCTTGACATGCCTGAAGGGGCTTACATACTAGGAAATAAAGGAGATTGAAATGATCTATGGACTATACGTTTTTGCTATCATGTATTCACTTGGAGCTATACTTCTCCTTGCTATTACAGAAGCAGCAGAGGAAGACAATCCTAATGCTGACTTGAATCTAGCCTTGCTCTGGCCTTACATTGCTGTTAGAGTAATCCTTGAACGGATTGTGAACGGCCCATACAAGGATGATGAATGATGCGGTGCTACATTTGCAATGCTATGACAACAGACAACGAGATATACTGGGAAGAGGACAGACAGGACTGGTCACCATGTCCTAAGTGTATCGCCAAGGTAAAGGAGGCACAGAATGTCGAGCTTTTCGATGGACTACGAACACAAGAAACACCAGCCATGCCAAAGCTGCGGGAGTAGTGACGGAGCATACCCCTACGAGGATGGTATCTACTGTCATGTCTGCAAGACTAAAACATTTAATGATGATGGAGACACACAAGTGACAGAACAAAAGACACTACCACCTATTCGGGGTAAGATCATGGCTGTCCCTAGCCGTGGACTAAACAAGGCAACAGCTGAGAAGTATCGTGCTCTTACCTCAGACGATAAGATCAGCCTGCTCTACACAACAGAGGGTAAGGTCACCTCCTTTAAGGAACGGGGTCTATCTGAGAAGACATTCAAGTTCAACGGCCCAGCGCAGACAGACTTGTTTGGACAGTCAGCCTTCTCTAAGGGTGGTAAGTCAGTCACCATTACTGAGGGTGAGTTCGATGCAATGGCTGCTTATCAGATGCTCTATATGTCTGAGCCTTGTGTCTCTGTTATCAACGGATCATCTGGTGCAGTGAAGGACTGTAAACGTAACTACGAGTGGCTTGATAGTTTCGAGAAGATCAACATTGCATTTGACAACGACAAGGCAGGGCAGGATGCAGCTATGGCAGTAGCTGAGTTGTTTGATCCCCGTAAGGTTCGTCTTGTTACCATGACCCTCAACGATCCTAATGACTACATCAAGCAGGGGCGTGAACGAGACTTCATTGATGCACACAAGAAGGCTGCTCCCTTCACACCTGATGGTATCCTTGCTGGTTCATCCCTCTACGATCTAGTATCAACACCACCTGAGTATGACTGTGTTCCTTATCCCTTCTCTGGTCTCAACAGAATGACTAAGGGTCTACGAACAGGGGAGCTGATCACGTTTGTAGCTGGTACAGGTGTTGGTAAGACACAGGTGATGCGAGAAATACTTTACTCACTGATCCAACAGGACAAGGGTAACGTAGGGACACTCTTCCTAGAAGAACCTGTAAGGGATACAGGTCTAGGTATGATGTCTATCCAAGCAGAGAAACCACTACATCTAACAGATACAATCTACACTAAGGAAGAATTTGATAATGCGTATGAGAGCACTCTTGGAACTGGTCGGGTCTTTCTCTATGATTCTTTTGGCAGCAATTCTGTGGAACGTATTGTTAGCATGGTTCGTTATCTAGCACGTTCATGTGACTGTAAGTTTATCATCTTGGATCACATCAGTATCGTTGTATCAGATCATGCCAAGGATGAACGTAAAGCACTGGATGAGATTGCTACCAAGCTAAAGACCTTGACAGTAGAACTAGATATCTGTTTGATTATGGTGTCACACCTTAACCGTGACAAGAACCGTAAGCCTCCAGAAGAGGGTGGGACTATCAACCTGCAAGACATTCGAGGGACAGCAGGTATTGGTCAACTCTCTAACATCATCATTGCCTTGGAACGTAACACACAGGCAGACGATGAACTCGAACGTAACACTACTCGTGTTCGTGTAATCAAGAACCGTTTCACTGGTGAGACAGGGGTGGCTGATAGCCTGACATACTCCCGCCACACTGGTAGACTTAAAAGCTACGAAGGATAAGACATGGCTAGAGCATCAATAGTAGACTATAACATCATGGGTCATACGTATATGTCAGAAGGGGACTACCACTGGGTACTAGTAGACAGCACAGATTCCTTAAAAGAAGCAAAGAAAGTCTTAAAGGAAATAGAGAAAGATAATGACATAGGGGAGTACATCGATTTCAGAATTCAAGAAGTTGTAACAACAATAGTAGGATAGAAACAATGGAAGTAGTATTCGATATTGAGACAGACGCATTGGATGCTACCGTCATTCACGTTCTCGTAGCTAAGCGTGTAGGCCAGAAAGGTTTCTATGTTGTCCGAGATGCTGAGACATTCAAACGTCTAGCTAAACAGGTAACACTCTGGATCGGCCACAACGTGATCGGTTTCGACATACCTCAGATCAAGAAACTCTGGGGCTATGAGATACCTCTCAAGGATGTAGCAGACACTCTCGTCATGTCTCGTTTGTCAGACCCTACCCGTAAGGGTGGTCATAGTCTGGATGCTCTATCAGGTAACGAGAAGATAGACTTCCATGACTTCTCTACCTACACCCCTGAGATGCTAGCCTACTGTAAACAGGACGTAGCTATCAACGAGAAGGTTTACCTACAACTTAAGGAGGAACTCAGCAACTTCGGTAAGGCTTCAATCCAACTAGAACACCAGATGCAAGCCATCGTATGTGAGCAAGAGAAGAATGGATTTATGCTTGACACTGATATTGCAGAGGAAATCTACACCACATGTCTACGAGAGACTAACCGTATCGAAGCAGAGATCAAGGAGTTCATGGTTCCTATCGCTGTCCCTGTCAAAGAGGTGATCATCAAACGTAAGAAGGATGGTTCTATCTACTCCAACCAACTACTTGAGGGTTGCAATGTACAGGGAGACTATACCAAGATAGCTTGGGAGGAGTTCAACCTAGGCTCACCTGTTCAGGTTAACAAACGTCTAGACAGGTTGGGTTGGAAGCCCACAGTTAAAACCAAGTCAGGTAACTCATATAAGATTTGTCCTGAGAACCTCGCCACAATCCCTGACACAGCCCCTGAGGCCGTTAAAGGACTGAAGGCATGGAAGGTACTAGAGACACGGTGGAAGCTCGCACAGGAGTGGCTACAGAAGTCACAGGAGACAGGTAGGGTACATGGTAGAGTTATCCTTACTGGTGCAGTAACACACAGGGCCGCACACCAAGGTCCAAACATGGCAAACATTCCTTCCGTACCACACGGTAAGGATGGTATCCTCTGGAAGATGGAGGGTATGTACGGTGCAGAGTGCAGGCAAGCATTCAAAGTACCAGAAGGTAAGTTGCTAGTGGGTACAGATGCTGCAGGTATTCAGCTGCGTGTCCTTGCTCACTACATGAATGACCCTATCTATACTGAACAGGTCATTGATGGTGACATCCACACCTTTAACAAGGAAGCGCTGGGCAGGTACTGTAAGGATCGTCCCACTGCTAAGACATTCATCTACGCCTTCCTGCTCGGTGCAGGTACTGGTATGATTGCTAGTATTCTAGGCTGTAACAACCGTCAGGCTAATGAAGCAATGGCTAACTTCTACGAGGCTATTCCGTCCCTCAAGAAGCTTAAGTCACAGGCATCACAGGCAGCGAGCATGGGGTGGATGAAGGGATTAGATGGTCGTGTGCTACGAATAGGTAGTGACCACCTAGCATTGTCTGTTTACCTACAGGGTGGGGAGACAGTTATCATGAGGTTAGCCAATGTATTCTGGCAACGACAAGCAAAGAAGGAGGGGATTAACTTTAAGCAGTGTGCATGGGTTCACGACGAATGGCAAACAGAAGTCGATGAAGATCAGGCCCAGCGCCTTGGAGAGATACAGGTACAGGCTATCAAGGATGCAGGTACTTTCTTTAAACTAAACTGCCCGATGGATGGAGAAGCAAAAATCGGGAAGAACTGGCTAGAAACGCATTGACACCACATTGTGTGTAATGTACAATAATCAAACAGACCAACGCCATAAGGAGATAAACATGGCCGACAAGAAAATCGTACTGAAGAACGTAGAAGTAAGCTGGGCAAAGTTGCTGGAGGCAGGCCTCAAGTATAAGTCAGAGACAGAGTATGAGTTCTCTGTATCAGTCAAGGCTAACGACCAGCTGCGTGATCTGATGAAGTCCTTCAAGCTCAACAAGCAGTTCAAGACTAAGGACTCTACATTTGATGGTGAAGAGTTTATCAACCTCACACTAGACACACGTACAAAGAGTGGTTGGGTTCGTCACGGTGAAGTCTTCGATGAGTTTGGTGATCCAACTAAAGACCTGATTGGTAACGGTTCCAAGATGAACCTGTTCGTAAGTATCGGTCAGAGCAGCTATGGTAACATTATCAAGCTTGGTCACCTCGAAGACATGGACATGGAGAGTAAGGAGATGATGTTCCACTTCGGTCAGGTCATGGAACTCGTACCATTCGAAGCACCGTCAGCTGTTATCAAGAAAGAGAAACAGATCAACGAGTCAGTAGAAGCTTCTGCAGATGACGAGATGGAGATTCCGTTTGGTTGATTACCTAGTCACCAAGAAAGGAGATGAGTTGGAGGGGCTGTCCTTGCCCCTTCACTCTATCGAAGAAGAAGGGGTAGTACTCCTCTATGATGGTGATCTTTTTCTTTACTCACACGACGATGTAGAGGAAGACTACTACGTAGATCAAGGTCCACTACCTGAGGATGCTGAGGCCAGAAAGAACATACCTGTTTACTCTGGTTTCTTTAAGTACTTCCCTGATGCTATTGTAGCTGTCTCTCACCTATCTCTGATCGGAGGTATCCAACACGGTCAGACACGAGAGACACTGCACTGGGATAGAAGTAAGTCTACCGACCATACTGACGCCCTGTTACGGCATCTTCTTGAAGAGGATTGGGCAGCTGTTGCATGGAGAGCATTAGCTCAACTACAGAAGTCCATAGAAGAAGAAAGGAAATACGATGACTGAGGAAACCAAGAGCATTGATACCCTGATTGATGACATCTACTCTGTCTTCACTGATGGTTACAGTAAGTCTCCTGACAACGAGAAACTGATTGATGCTTTTGGTGAAGCCATGAAGGGCTTGATGAGGTCTCGTTTGACACCACGGGAGAGTTCAGGTGGTACTCTTCGACTGTCAGCTATCGGTAAACCCGCACGACAACTGTGGTACGATAGCCGAGGGGTAGAGAAGCCTGACTTTACTGGAGACCAACTACTCAAGTTCTTCTACGGTGACGTTATCGAAGAGGTTCTTCTTACTCTAGCTAAACTTTCTGGTCACAGTGTGACAAATGAGCAACAGAAAGTAGTAGTCGCAGGCATTACAGGACACATGGACGCAGTGATTGATGGTCATGTGATTGATGTTAAGTCTGCCTCAGCTACTGCCTTCAAGAAGTTCGATCAGGGTTCTCTAGTATTTGATGATCCATTTGGTTACATGCACCAGATCGCAGCATACTCAGAGGCAGTAGAGGGTAACAAGGGTTCAGGGTTCTTAGCTATGAACAAGGTTGATGGTAAACTAACCCTCTTCCAACCTGACCCTGACTTCTTACCTGACACACAGGAACGAGTAGACTATCTCAAGGAAGCCTTGGCCTCTGACACACCACCAGAACGGTGTTACGAGGAAGTAACTGAGACTAACGGGAACAAGAAACTCCCTATGGGTTGTGCCTTCTGTTCCTTTAAGAAGGAGTGTTGGAAGGATGCTAACAATGGTTCAGGTCTTCGGGGTTTTGGGTATAGCTTTGGGACTGTGTATCTTACACATGTCGAGAAAGCCCCCAGAGTAGGGGAAGTGGATGTTGAATAGTAAGAGTTCAACTAGGAAGAGAGCACTCAAGGCTGGTTATCGTTCTGGCCTTGAGGAACAAACAGCAAAAGACTTGAAGAAACGTAAGGTTCTGTTTACTTACGAAGAGACAAAGATCAAGTGGTTAGATAGTAAGGTGCGGACATATACTCCCGACTTTGTATTACCTAACGGTGTGATCGTTGAGACCAAGGGCAGGTTCGTAGCAGCGGACAGACGTAAGCACTTGGAGATACAGAAACAATTTGGAACACTGTATGATATCCGATTTGTTTTCACTAACAGCAAAGCAAAGCTTTACAAAGGGGCCAAGTCCTCTTATGCTGATTGGTGTAACAAGCACGGTTTCTTATACGCAGACAAGACCATACCTGAGGATTGGTTAAATGAATGAAGACCTAGTTACCCGTATCGTTGATAGGTTTAGTATTGCTGAACTGGCAGAGGTTGTAGGTATTACTCCTCGTATGTTCATTGATGCCTTTGAAGACGAGATACTTGATAACCTGACAGCCTTGGCGGATATAGACCAAGGGTTTGTAATAGAGGATGATGACGATGAATATGAATGACTACCAACAACAGGCTGTAGAGACAGCTATCTACCCTAGCACAGCACAGGTTACCTACCCTGCTATGGGTTTGGCTAACGAGGCGGGAGAGGTTCTGGGTAAGGTAAAGAAGATCATTCGGGATGGTACGTTTAACCGTGATGATATCGCAGATGAACTTGGGGATGTTCTCTGGTACGCAGCTGCACTAGCCCGTGACCTTAACACTGACCTGTCTGCCATTGCCCAACGTAACTTGGATAAGTTAGCCAGTCGTAAGGAACGTGGTACACTTAAGGGTAGTGGTGATAAACGATGACATGGTTCTGGAGATACATTAACTACCTAGCTACATGGCGGGAACATCGTAAGGTCATTAAGCAACTCAATAAGTTTAGTGACAGGGAACTACGGGACATCGGGATCACACGGGGTGATATTGATAGACTGGTGTGGCTCAAAGAAGATAAAGACGCAAGCGGAAGAGAAACAAAATGAATAACTATCAAGAAGTATCAACACGAGCAGAGGTTGTAACACGGCGCACGTACAACCGTCCACTTAACGATGAAGGCACTGTGTTCGAGACATGGGCACAAACAGTAGACCGTGTGATCGACCACCAACGATGGCTCTGGGAACGTCAACAACGTGCGGAGTTAAACGAGAAACAATCAGCAGAACTTACAGAGCTTCGTCAGCTTATGCTTGACCGTAAGGCTACTACATCAGGCCGTACACTCTGGCTAGGTGGTACAGACGTAGCCAAGAAACGTGAGGCATCTCAGTTTAACTGTAGCTTCGGAAACGTAGAGACAGTTCATGACGTTGTAGATGCTCAGCACCTTCTGCTACAGGGTTGTGGCGTAGGTTTCTACCCATCTGTGGGTATCCTCAGTGGCTTTACTGCTCCTGTTGAAGTACAGGTTGTACGTTCAGAGAAGCAGAAGTCTGATCCAAAGGGAGCAGAGGACAACGTAGAAGCCTTCTATCAGGAAGACGGTAAGTCAGTATGGGAGGTTGTCGTAGGTGACTCAGCTGAGGCTTGGGCTAAGTCCTTTGGTAAGCTTGTAGCTATGAAGAAGCGTGTAGACATTATGCGTCTCAACTACCGTGAAATCCGTGCTGCTGGTATGCGCTTGAAGGGTTACGGCTGGATTAGTTCTGGTGATTCCGACTTGTCTGTAGCTCAGACAGCTATCTGTGGTATCCTCAATGATCGTGCAGGTCAGCTGCTACGTCACATGGATATCCTTGATCTGTTGAACCACATGGGTACAGTCCTGTCTTCACGCCGTAGTGCAGAGATTGCTGTACTCCCTGTGACTAACCCAGAGATTGATGCCTTTATCTCAGCCAAGAAAGACTTCTGGTTGCATGGCAATGAGCATCGTCAACAGTCTAACAACTCAATCATGTTTGACACCAAGCCTACAAAGTGGGAACTGTCTTACATCTTTGATAAGATTGTAGAAGCAGGTGGCTCAGAACCAGGATTTATCAATGCTGAGGCTGCTCGTAAACGTGCCCCGTGGTTCAAGGGTGTTAATCCCTGTGCTGAAATCCTCTTGGGTAACAAGAGCTTCTGCAACCTTGTAGAGGTAGACTGGGGTAAGTTCCTTGGTGATCACGGTGGACTTGAACGTGCTGTGTGGCTTGCTGCCCGTGCTAACTATCGTCAGACATGTGTGAACCTTGATGATGGTGTACTGCAGCGTTCATGGCATGAGCTTAATGAGTTCCTACGTCTCTGTGGTGTTGGTGGTACAGGCATTGTTAAGTTCCTTGATCACTATACAGGTCGTAACAATGTAGCTTCTATGTTGCAGTCTCTACGTGCTCAGGCACACAAGGGTGCTAACTCAATGGCAGAAGAGTTTGGTACTCCTATGCCTAAGGCTGTCACTACTGTTAAGCCCTCAGGTACACTGTCTAAGATCATGGACACTACAGAGGGTGTACACAAGCCGCTTGGTAAGTACATCATCAACAACATCACGTTCTCCAAGGATGATCCAATCATTGCTTCACTTGAGGCAGCTGGATACAAAGTCTTTGAGAAGCCGTTTGAACCCTCAAGCAAGCTTGTAGCTATGCCTGTGTGTTATGATGATGTTAGCTTTGATGAGGTAGAGACAGATCGGGGTACAGTACATGTTAACCTAGAGTCAGCAGTAGAACAGTTAGATCGTTACAAACTGTTGATGGACAACTATGTAGACCACAACTGTTCAGTCACAATCAGCTATGACCCATCCGAGGTTCCAGCTATCATTGACTGGATTCTGACTAACTGGGATACATACGTAGGTGTTTCATTCATCTATCGTAATGACCCTACCAAGACTGCAGAAGACTTGGGCTATGCCTACCTTCCACAGGAAGTCATCACAGAGGAGGCCTATGTTGCGTATACATCACAGCTTAAGCCTTTGGACCTCTCAGGTCTTACTTCTGACGATGATCTTGTAGATGAGGCTTGTGCTACAGGTGCTTGTCCTATACGATAGGTTTTGGCAGCACCTGAGCATGTGTCTAAACTGCTCATTTACTCTGCGGCGTAAGAGTCATAAACTTACGTTATGGCGTAAAGATCATACAAACTGAAAGGACTTCTTATGCAGAAGTACATAATGTTAACTCAAGATAACTGTAAGTACTGTACTGCAGCGCTGGGGTTACTCGAAAGTCTTGGACACAAGGTTGAAGTCTATGACGTACAGGACGAGAACATGAGCCTCGTAGTAAATATGCTCAGAGTCACAAACACAGTACCTCAGTTGTACGCCCCTGACGGTCAGTTCATCGGTGGTTACACAGAACTTAAGGAGTATCTCAATGACAGTAGTACGTAAGCAATTTGACAGAGCACTATACGAAGCCTACGATACACCTGCTCGTGATGCTCTGGTTGGTTATCTTGAACTAAAAGGTCACATCATTGTAAACAACGAAGAGAACTTCAATGTTGATGTTGTTTCTCAGAAGGGAGGATACACTTACTTTAATGAGGTAGAGGTTAAGACTGCATGGAAGGGTGACTGGCCTACTCACTGGTCTGAGATACGTATCCCCCAGCGCAAGCAACGTCTACTTGACAAACATGTTGACGATGGCAAGAGTGTACTTAACTTTTATATCTTCCGACCAGACTTCAAGCAGGCATGGCGTATCAAGGATACACTGTTAACTCAGGAAAGTCTCAAGGAAGCCAAGGGCCGATACATCCAGAAGGGTGAGAAGTTCTTCCACATCCCATTCACACAAGCAGAGTTGATCAAACTATGAGCAAAGAGCCTCCCAAGAAGCAGACACGTACACGGCGCAAGACTACGTACAAAGGGGCAGAAAGTAAGAAGACATCTGGTTTAGTCCCTCGTACAGATAAACAGAAAGACCTTATTGATGCACTTAAGACAAGCCGCCAAGTCTTTATTCTTGGGCCTGCAGGTACTGGCAAAACATATGTCACGGCGACTTATGCTTCCGACCTCTACACGACGAAAGAGATTGATAAGATCGTCATCACAAGACCTCACGTTGCCGTAGGTAAGGAGCTAGGGTTTCTCAAGGGTGACCTCACAGAGAAGACTATGCCTTGGGCTTTGCCTGTGCTTGACGTACTAGAGAAACATTTAGGAAAGGGAGCAGTTGAAACAGGTATCAAGAACGGCAACATTGAAATGGCTCCTCTTGCACTTATGCGTGGGCGTAGCTTCGATAATGCCTTCATAATTGTAGACGAAACCCAGAACATCTCTACACACGAGTTGAAGATGTTGCTCACAAGGGTTGGTGAAGGGACTACTATTGTCCTTAACGGAGATGCTCAACAGTCAGACCTTAAGGAAGCAGATGGTTTGTCAAAGGTTATTCACCTAGCCAAGAAGCATCAGCTACCTGTACCTATCATTGAGTTTGGTGTAGACGATATCGTAAGGTCTGACATCACAGCTATGTGGGTACGTACATTTCTTAAGGAAGGACTATAAATGTTTACAGCTATCATACTGATGTGTACTTTAGATGGAGGCCTCTGTCGAGCAGTAGCCCACCCTGTTGTAGTTAACGATCTGATCTCCTGTACTCTACTGCTAGGCGAAGGTGTTAAGAAAGTAGAAGAACAGGCAGGTTGGAAGGTAGCCAGTTACAGGTGTCTCCCTTGGGGTGAACCTACCTAACATCGAGACAAGCAAAAGCCCCCTTGGAGATTAATCCTTGGGGGCTTCTTTGTGTTTACTACCACTTCACCTTGTCTGCCCAGTAAGCCGCAGACATCTTACCCTTCTTGATGTTCTTGGCATGACGAGCCTTGAATGCTTTGTTTCTAGGTGTACCATCAGGGCTACCCTTGACACCCTTCTGACCAAAGCGGATGATCTTCTCTTTACCGTTATCACAGGCCTTAACTACATGAGACTTAGTGGGGTGATCAGGAGTAGTACGAGGCTTGTTACACTTCATCTTGTCTTTATCTAGTCTTTTACTTGGCACGGTCTCTCTCCATCATCCCTTTAATCGCATTAATGTTCTCGTCAATCCTAGCCATAGCAACAGCCTGTGCCTGTACACTAGCCTCAAGAGCAATTAAACGGGTCTCATGGCGTACCAGTTCCCTTGTGTTACTCTCAATCTCACTGTCAAGTGAAGCTACAAACCACACGAGGGCTATCGTTTGCATGAGAATTGCGAGTATAAAGGTTACGGGAACTGATTTGCTTAAGTGCCATTGAGTGTCAGCCACGGTATCTTCCTAGTGTTATTGTTTTTAAGAGACCAATCCAGATTTCTCTGGGTGAAGGGAGAACCCATCCAAGGATGAGGAGAAGGATAACCCAAACAGGGATGTCCTGATTGCTTATGTTGAGAGACCCCACAGAGCCGCTAGGAGCAACCCCTGAGTAAACAGTCTCTGCCTTGGTAATGTCACCTACCTGAACGCCTGTCTGGTTGTTCTCAGCGCCTGCCTGTACGTTAGCAGCTACGTTAGGTCCACCCCCACCTAGAAGGGATAATGGATTGAGACATCCTGATAGTAAAAGGATAAGGGATAATGCAGTTAGGTGTCTCATTCCTTTCTAGCCTTAGGTCTAAGTGATGTTTTGACAGCAGGGGCTTGACCTAGGTTTAGCTTGAAAGACCTTCCCTCGTCACGGCTATCGTCTATGTAGTCTCTCGAACCTAAAAGAAAACCTAGTGCTCTTATCTGTTCGTAATTTAAGCCCTCTTTAAAAACACTCTGTGTAATATCTAAGAGAACCTCTAGTTCAGTAAATTTACCATCCTCAATAGCTTTTTCAAACTGTTCTGTTTTGTACTCAACACCGTCTATCATAATTTCATTGTAGTTGAATTGGTCTTCTACAATTATGTCGTTGTTCTCGTCTATGTAAGCATTAAACTGTCCAAGCATTAGTTTAGCCTCACTTAGAGGATTTCTTTCAGCCAGTACTTCTACGATCTGTGAGGCACTTGAACCCCCTGATTGGTTTACAGAAATACCATCCTGCAATTCTCTGTATATCTCCCTATCAATAGTGATAGAACCCTTTTCAAGGAGACCCTTATCAATCACAAGTTTTCGGATGAACTGTCTCCCTCCTTCAGACAAGACTGACTCACCTTTTGTAATACCTACGTTAGATAGAGCAGTGTTTACTTTACCGAAAGCAAGGTCATTAAGAAAGTTCAGACCTACAGGGGATGTTACGGCCTTTATCCACTTAGAAGCTCTTTCACCATTAGTTTGGAGAGCCTGACCAAAGCTAGTCATTTCAGTACCCTCTGGTACGTCTCCTTGTATCGGAGCTTTGTCAGAAACCTCAGGTAAGGCAGAAGAAACCTCGTCCACAACGGACTGGACAGAACCCATCAAACCTTCACCTGCGGCCTGTGCGGTATCCATGATTGCTGGAAGAACACTACCTGCAGCTTCTACGCCAGTTGTAGCTGCATCTATAACATCTTCTAGCTCAGGAAGGTAGTCGTATACGTCATCTGCTTCGTCGATAATGGATTTCTTACCTGAGACCATAGCCTCTGCAGCCCCGTCTACTACAGACTGCCAGAGGGAAGTCCCACTGCTTGCGACATCCTCAACTGCACTACTTGTTTGTGCAGCTGCTAAGTTCCATGAGCTTGCCATTACTGTTCAATCTCCGCAATTACCTTATTCAAGGTGTTATTGTCTACGAACTTGAAACCCTCCCAGATACCCCGAAGTCTACTACGTTTTTCAGAGATTGTCTTACCACGACCCAACGTTTCCTTAGCATAAAAGAGGAACATCTTGTCTTGTGTTTCTTTGTTGAATACTGTATCAGCTGGAAGGTTCATACGACGAGTAAGATAACGGAGTGTTGAACCTATAATCTGGTACTTACCCATAGGTGTAGAGGTAAGCCCGTTCTTGTAGGCGTATGTGCTCTCATCTAGGCGTGGTTTAACATACCGACCATACTCTCCCGATGCTCTTGAGAAATCAGTAAGCTCTCCAATGGTCATGCTTGAAACAGAGACACCTTTGAATGGTGTGTTTTCTCTCTCGAAGTTACCGTAGAGTGTATCATAGCTCTGTGCTTCTACTTTACGAAGTGTAGTCTGTGTAGTAGAAGTAGGTTGTAGAGCAGTAATACCGCTTGTGGCAGAGGTAGGAGGTGTACCTGCACCAGCTTGGTAGGTAGCACCACCCGTAGAGGGAGATGCTTTGGCTTGGTAACTACTCAGGTTAAGCAGTTCAGGCTTATAGTCAGGCATGTCCTTAGACAGTGTTTGACCTTTGTTCCACGCACTTGTCATATTAAGGCTTTCTGTAAGTTTTTCCATCTGAGGGATCAATAAAATAAGAACCACTAGGTAGACTGTTATAGAAATCAACACCTTCTTCATCTGTGGCTCCTTTGAAAGTAAATGGATTTTCTTGACCACCAAGTGCTGGAGGAAGTTCAGTAGTTGTAATAGTATTACCGAGAGTATCAGCAGTTTCCTGTGCAATCTTGGCTGCTTCTGGGTCTTCAGTAAACGATGGGAGAGCCAGTTTCAACTTAGCTGCAGTGTCCTTGAAGGACTTGAGGCGCTGGGGGATACCACGTACGGTACTATACCGACTTGCAATACCCTTCCAGAGAGAACTCTCAAGTACTTTAGTTGCTGCATCAAACCGTTCAAACTCAGGTGAGTCAGGAGTGATCTTACCCTCACGAGCAAGACGGTTCTTCAGGCTGATCTTGGCTGTTCCACCCTCTGCCCAGAGTGCTTCAAAGTCTCCACCATAGTAAACAGATACAACAGCTGCGATCTCTTGCAGTACTGGATCGTCCTTTACATCAAGAGTAAACTTACCGTTAGTCTCATCAATCTTAACCTGAGGGATACGGCTTACTAGACCAGCAGCAAGTACACCATAACGGGCTTGGTTGTGTTGAAGGGCTGCACCCATCTGAGCACGGAGGTTACCAGCTACACGACCAGCCTCTCCGCCCTGTGCCTGCAGTGCATTCACACGAGCAATGTTACGGTTAGAGAAAAGTACATCAAAGTTCTGTGAGGAAGGCTTATCATTCTGAGTGAGGTCATACGAAAGGGCAGTGACACTTGAGGCATAGGCATTGATAGCCTCAGGAGAGTCAAGAGAACCAGCCTCAAGACCTGTAATAGCTGAACGGTGGTATGCTCTGAACTTAGCCTTCTCTACAATCTTCATCCCCTCATACTTTTCACCCAGTTCAGTAGGGAAAGGACTAGGAGGAATGTCGAAACCACCCTCAGGTACGTCACCTGTCTGTTGACCAGAAGGTGCTACACCCATAAGCTCAAGAATAACAGGATCGAAGTTAAGGGCAGAGTGGTCAACCTCAGGGATTTCACCCATATTAGCAAGGTCTGCAGTGATATCATCTGCAATAGTTGCAGCCATCTTAATCATGAAGTCAGAATCCTTAGCTGCAAGAGCAGACAAAGGACTTTTCCCAGAGAGAGAGATGACACCCATAAGTTGCTTAGCTTTAGCAGTAGCCCCCTTGGCATCGTAGTCTTCTAGACGGGTAAAGACATCTTCGATACTCTGAAGGCGTGTCTCCATCAAAGCCCACTGCTCAAGAGCCGCCTTACCAGTTGGCTTCTGGAAAGAAGGGTTGGATTTAAGGAGGAGGAATCCGTCCTGAAGTTGGCGCAAGGTTTTTAGGCTGAGGTTCTCACCACGTTGCTCTACTTGCAGACCTGCAGAAACGGCCTTGATAAAGCTATCAAGTGTTTTCATGTTCTGGTCAAAGCCAGCACTAAAGTCGATGTTACCTTGAAGAATACCAGCGTTTGCTGCTACCTGAAAGGCTGCATAGTTGTTACGAGCACGTTCCGCAGCTACATCTTGAGAAATTGTTTCCCCTTCTGCCTCTGCCTTTTTTATTTCAATGTCTACTAAACCTAGTCGAACAGTCTCATCTGTCTTATTAAACATCTCTGTTGCTGTGTCTACAGGAGTTTCAACCTGTTTAGGTACATAGAAGATATCCTCACCAATCGTCTTAGTTAGGACAGCTTTTTGGTCACTGTTCAGACTCAGGTTAGCAAAGGTGGTCCCATACTTAGAAGCCACTTGGTCAGGTGACATACCTGAAGCAAGGTCTTGTTCTACATTACGGATGTTTTCAACGAAAACTGCGTTGTTACGGTCTGTCTGAGTAGGTCCACTTCCCGCACGTAGTTTTGCTGATCTCTCAGCTGCACCCAAAAGGCCTCCCAAAGCTGAAGCAGCAATGGAAGTCCCTGACATACTCTGTACTGGTTGAGGTGCGGATGCGGCCCCAGATACGTTCTGGTCTAGTGTAAAAGCCATTCTTATTCTCCTTGAGAAGCTTTAGCTGTAAGTTGGGAAGCTTTGGATTGTCCAGTTGCTCTCTTAACTAGGTCCGTCATGGTCTCAAGATTGACTACGGCTCTGTAAAGTTTAGTCTGGTTCTCTTCTGAGAAGCCTCCGTCTTCGATGAGGTTCATCGCATCGTTGTAAAGCTCTCTCCCTTGCTTCATTTTATCAGGTTCTCCTGTAGAAATCAAGTCCAAAGCTTTAGTAGCCCAAGTGTCAATACGTCTACGAGCATCCTTGAACTTAGCATCTTCTTTGTAGGAGATATCCTTAGCATCGTAGTGGTTCAAGACCTTCATGGGGGTAGCACCACCAAGGACAGAAGCTGCCAAACCAGTTCCTACTTCATCAAACTCACCTGCCAAGCCACGCCGTTTACTGCGGTACTCCCCAGTTTCGATAAGCTCTACGACTTTAGAGTAGATATCTACGGACTTGACGTTCCGCATAAGAACCTTGAACTCTTCGACTGCTATTTGTTTGTGTCCACCTGTGATGGTTTCAAGTGTTGCCTTGATAGCCTTGTAAGTGTCAAAACCAATCTGGGCAGAAGGTCCACCTAGTGTGGCATACAAAGGGTCTTCTCTAAACAGCTCAGAGTATTGCTGTACGATACCACCCATAGGAGCAATACGTGAACCAAGAGAGACATCCTCTCCTACAAGTTGAGACAGCATAAAGTCAAACAAACCAAACTTAACTGCATTGAGTGTAGCTGTTGAGTTCTCGTCCTCTGGGTCTACTCCGAAAGCAACTAGAGCAGCTGTCATCTTAGGTGAGAAGCCCATACCACGTGTACCAAACAGGACTGTGTTGACACCCACCATTCGAGCACGTTCCGCCTTGGTCAAGTCACGACCGATAAGGATGTTGTCGACGAAGCGGTTGGTGTAAGACATCCACTGAGTAGCAAGGCCCATGATTGCGCCTTCTTGGTAAGAACCCTTCTGACCAGAAGTCATACGGAAGGAGAGTACTTGCTCTCTGTTTGCTACATACTGTAGGCCTGCCTCACTGAATACATCATCAGAGATTTTCTTAGCATTGTGCTCTACAACCGCAGTGGCTACAGAGGCAATACGTCCGAACAATTCACCCATCTTGTATGGTGTAAGACCAAGCTCAAGAAACTCAGAAGCAGCATTCTTCTTAGGGTCAAAGGCAGTACCACTACGTTCAAGAACAGAAGTACCTACAATGTCACGGCCTGACTCACGCATGTACTTTACAGTAGCAAGTAGCTCCTCTTTAGTCATACCCGCAAAACCATTAGCATACAAGGCGTCAATGTCTTTAGCTGCAGCCTTAGGAGTTTTACGCATAAGCTGTGCAATGATAGGGACAGCAGCCGTTGCTTTAATACCCGCCTTAGGGGAGATAGCCATGATCTGTGCTACGTGTGATGCGTTCAAGACCAGCTGATCAGGGTTAAAAATACCCATCTTCATGTGGAAAACCATAGCACGGACACGACCAGCGGCCCCATCAAGCCAGTCCTCAGGATTAGTCTTAATGCCTTTACCTTTACCCATAAACACACCCTCGTCGTAGATGTGCTGGCCCATACGTATAAAGAAGTTATTCTCTTTATCTGTACGTTCCTCAAGGCCCATGCGGCGTTTAATCACAGTCTGTTGTTCAGCCATGTCAGCATCTACGCCCTCACTGCCCTTAATCTTGGCACGACGAAGGAAGTCATTAGGATCAGAGGGTACTGGCCCATCAAAGGTTACGTTACCCATACGACGAGCCTTATCAACCCAACCATTCACTGCAGCCTGAGTGGCTTTAGAGTGAGTGTAACGGTAGGCTGTAGACTGGAACTGCTCAAGGATGTTGGTGATAGGGTCTTGGTTGCTTACACGGCCACCACCATACTCCATCAGGGGAGCATCACCACGTTTACGTGCTACACGGCGGGACTGGTAGTCACCTACACTCAGACCATAGCCATCAGTAATCTCTGTGTCTACCTGTTGGTCTCTCCGTTTAACCTCAAACTTGTTAGCAAAGCTTTCCTTGTGACGTTGAGACAAGTCTTTCAGGTCATCAAAGTTCTCTACTGAAGGGTTCCACTTGTTGTTACGAGAGATGATATCGTTAACACGATCAAGGTCTTCACCCGACAACTCAAGCTTAGAGATAGACTTCAAGCCTGTGGCCTTTAGGAAACCACCAATAGTCTCTTGGATGTTGTTAAGTTCACGAGCAGCTGAGGTAGCCTCTTTGCTACTGTAAGAACCTAGGAGACTGCGGAAGCCTCCCTTACCCTTCTTACCACCTGCAAACTCTACATCAAACAGAGTACCAACAAAGAAGTTAGTTGTCTCGTTGTTACGTGAGCCACCGAAGTTGTAACCAAGTACATCAGACTTCTGAGGTACACGAGCATCAGCTACGTCAGTGACGTACTCGAAGAAGTTACCATTGGCATCCTCGAAGGGTTCATCAAGCTTGTAGACGATACGATCACCTACGGCAGAACCACGTACAGAACCCTGTAGACGACTGAACACAACAGCATCATCGGCTACCGTTACAGGTACACCGATAGTTGTATAGCCTTCACTAACGTCTACTGTCCAGCCGCCACGTTCTGTTACCTTCTTCAGGATTTCAGTAGCCTTGACATTCCAAGAACTGTTGTTGAAGTCTACCAAGGCACGGTAGGCTTTCATCTGTTGCTCAGAAGGTACTCGTCCGTTAACAGCCATGAAGTCCTGCTCAAACTTAGCAGAGCTAGGAGCACCACGTTGTGCAGCAAGATCAAGTTCTGTGTCCCCAAGAGGACTATCACGATATGATGTGATGATCTTGTTAAGCTCTTCTGACTCACCCTTAGACAGTTTAGAGATATCCTTGAAGGCTACGTCAGCCTCCTTGGATACACGAGCAACAAGACCCTCTGCAGCATTTAGCATAAACCCAAGGCGGGGGCCAAGGGCAGTCTGACCAGCTGAGAAGAGAGAAGCAGCAGACCGTTTAAGGAAACCTTCTTCTACGTTTACATCCTCAATCTCTGTAGCAAGACGACTTGTATCAACACGTTCACTGTACTCAAGATACCAGCCACGTTTATCCTCATCTACACCAAAGGCTTTAGTACGATCTGAGTTAAGACGTACTGCTTTGTAACGAGGGTCATCCTTGACAGCCTTCATTGCAGCTGCTTTTGTTGTGAAGGGTTTACCTGTGTCTGCCTTACCAAGAAGGGCAGTGTATATGTAGTTGTCTGAACCCTCGGCACGACGACGAGACACCTTAACAAAGGCGTTAGTTGACTGAGCAACAAGACGATCAGCTACTTCTGTTGTAGCCTCCGCCAATGATTTAGTTGTGAATGTTTTACCAGCAAAGGGTGAAGACAACATCTCTGCCATCTTCTCAAAGAGCATTGATCTCTTTGTACCTTCTGTTACAACAGCTGCGCTGGGCGTGTTGACAGAGGGCTTAGGGTCCATAGTGGATGGGCCTGCTTTGTAGGCAACGGCTGGAGAGGGTCTTGCAGAGTTAAGTTGCTTAACGGTAGCCTTACCCCCTTCAGCTATCCCCTTCGTGGCTGTAACGGCTTCTGAGACAGTCTTAGAGGCAAGCAGATCGGAGACTGCGGAACGAGTACCAGTAGCAGCCTTCTTAACACCAGCTGAGGCAAGACGACCTACAGTCTTTGTACCACCAAGAGTAGCAATGTCAGCAAGGGCTAGGAGTTGGTTGAAGCCAGCATCTGTGTCAGTACCAAAGTTATCAACCAAGGCCTGTAGTTCTTTCAGGCTCTCGTACTCACGAATGTTGAAGAGACCCTTTGCTTCTGCATCTGCAATCTCTTTATCCCAGAAGGCATTGAACTCATCTTCTTCCATAAACAAGGAGTCAGCATACTTTTGTGAGAGGCTTGAATCCCTACGGATAGCCATCTCAAGTACACCTACAGTAAAGTCTCGTGCCGTGTTCAATGCACCAGCTGTCAACCACTTGAAGGTAGAAGGATCATTCTCTTCCAGACGTTTAGAGATACGGCTGCTAATCTTCTCGTAGTTGGTGAGGACACGGAGTGACTCAGGGTTCACTGTCTCATCGTCTACCATCAACATACTTGAGAAGATAAACTCCTGAGGTGCTACAGCAATAGCCTTACGTTCTACGTGCTCACGAGCAAGTCGGCCAGCCTCCTCTACGGAAACACCAGCCTCGTATAGAGTATCAAGGTAACGAGTAAGATCGGGATACTGTTTAGCAAGACCCTCATGTGTGAAGTCTTGGTTTGCCCGTGTCTCAGAGATAACCTGTGGGTCTTCATCCAGAAGATAAGCCTGAGCTTCCACAGTTTCGATCTCAAGAGGAGAGTTAGGGTCAATAGGTTTACTTTTAGATTGAGTGGTCTCTTCTTCAAGACCTCCCTCAAGCTCCTCGAAAGATGCAATGCTATCCATTGTTAAGCCTTAAATTATTACTTGAATAAGCCGAAGTCTTCAGCGTAGCCACCGAGAGTGGGTGCATTACCCGCTGCTGAGAAACCAAGTTTAGCAATGTCGCCATATGTCTGGGCTTGCATATTGAACTTAGAGATGTTAGCAGACAGGCCACTAAGCTGTGAACCAAAACCAAGTTCTGCACCAAGTTGTGAACGACCTGCACCAGTAGCACCAGAAAGACCTGAACTCTGGGAAGTACCAGCTGCTTGAGCAGAAGCTTTTGCACGGGCAGAGGCTAGGATGTTGGAACGGATAGCAGCCCTACGTTGACGTTTTGCCTGTACTTCCTGAGCTTGTTGCTGCGCCCTAGCTGACTTACGAGCGGCTTTACCTGCGGCAATAGTACCACCCACTCCTACAACAGCACCGACAGTTGCAACACCTGCGGTAAATGCTGCTGCCCCTGTAGCCATTGTCAACGCTGTACCAATGGCAGTAAAAATAGCCATCTTAAAACTCCTTCATGTAATGGGTTTCCGCTTTGACGTAACCCTTTTTCTTGTATACTTTAGATAAGTCTGCTATCTCTTCCAGATATGCCATACCGATGTACTTAGCACCTCGACCTTCTGCCCATTCCTCGTAAGTGGACATAAGACGGAAACCTGCAGATGTTTTACGGTAGTCTTTGTGTACAAACCAAGCAATCTCACTAGCCACTTTCTCAGAGGAGAAGAGGGGTTCCATTACTTGACAACAGATGTAACCAACTATCTCACCATCCGTCTCTGCTACAAAGACATTTACATCTTCCAATGGTAGAGTAGCTAGGAAAACTTCCTGTGTCTTTTTAGCATCCCAAGAGTAAGGGAGTTTGGACTCTTTGTGAAACTGTTTGAACAACATGAGACAGTCAAGAAGATCGCCCTCAACTGCCTCACGGATATTAATAGCTGTTGTTTTTAGCACCGATTACCTCGTAGCCTACTAGGTGGAAGTCTTTACCTGAGACACTCTCAAACCTAAGTTTCATTGATCTCCCTCGTCCACGTACCTTTGACTTAGTTACAACCGTGTCAGTAGGGTAGTTGATAGAAGATAGATCATTGGGGTTTACAACAGGTACGTCCTTGAGTTTGTAGATTTCTCTCGGAGTGCTGTTACTCTTAGAAAGGTTCCACGACACAGACATCAAACAGCTAGATGGGTTGATAAACTCATAACCTACACCACTTGCTACATACCCGTCTTCTGTTACTCGCATATAGGTTGTTACATAGGGAGCATTCTTGAATGTAGTAATGTCACCCATGAAGTCGTAACCAGCCTCAGCAAAGCTCTTGTAGTCTGCAGAACCCCAGTCAAGATATGTGTCACCTCGGAATGTAGCAAAGGTCATCTTACCTGTCGTACCATCCCGAACAAGTAGTTTGATCTCACTGTCACCCTCAAGGTAGTCACGATACAGAGTAGCTACTACGTTGTCACTTCCGTTCACAACAACATCAGCACCATTAACTACTTGGGTCTCTGTGGAAGTAGAACCAAGGCCACCATAGTAAGAAGTACCAATGATGTAAGAAGTGCTAGATGCTTCATCTTCTACACGCCAAGGATAGAAAGCCTGTAGGGCCAAGTCCATGACTAGGATGTTGTTATACTTGTAGTCAATACTCTCATCGTTATCAGGGTAGAACCAGAACACACGTTGGTTGATCTTGTCATACTCAACAGTAACCTGAGCCTTCTTGGCGTTTGAGATGTTGTTCCACAAAGTCTGGATAGTACTGAGAGACAAGTTCTGAGCAGTTGGTGTGTTGAGGTTTTCAGACTGCTGTACTGCGTAGATACCAGTCTTGCCCCACCAGATAGGGATACCATCTGCTACAACGAAGGAGTTTTCATTAGAAAGACCTACATCACTGATGCGAGTGATAGCATACTCAGTTGCACGGAATACGTTATCAACACCAGCAACAGCCCACACACCGTTCTCAGCAAACACCAAGAGTGAAGCACCTAGTACGTGGAGCTTACGGATGTTGTGAGCATCAGGGATACGTACAACACCACCATCAGTGTCGAGTAGATCACTAAGTACTTCAGAGGTAGGGTCATTTACTTGGTAGCAGTTGCCTACATCTGACATACGTTCAGTCAAACGAGAGAAGTAAACCTTACCACCGTTCTTAGCTGAGTCAATGCCTGCATAGAATACACGACCAGCATACGCAGCAACAGAACGGAAACGACCTGTCTCAACTTCTGTTGTCAGTCCTGTACGGGCTTTATTGAACACATCCAAGACATAGTGACCGTTAGAGGCCAGAGATGAACCAGTGTAAATCTCTAACCAGTCGGCTTTATTGAAAGCTCCGTTAGCATTTTTACCAGAATACCAAGGGTGAGTCAGAGCAGGATAGACTATGTAAGAACCATAAGTGTTTAAAGCAGCACTACCTTTTGGACCAACCCAACCTACGTTGTACGTGTCGTATATTCTTTGGTTACTTACTGATGTGCCTTCACCGAAGTATAGACTGGTAACATCTACATCAGAACCCTGCCACTCAAAGTCTCTTTCCTTAAAGGAGATAGAGGTTGCTGTGAAGGCTTCTGTACTGGTGTTGAACTCTAGGTAGAAAGTGTTGATTGCGGGAGAAGCCACAATCAGGTAGCCATTCAAGGAAGTGACTTGAACACGTTCCTCAGAAGGAGATAGGTTGTTAGAGGCAGAGTGAGTATTAAGATCAACACTGCCTGAGTACTTGTTAGCCGACAGAGGGTCAGTAGACTTCTCATAGAAGTAGAGAATGTTGTTAACTTGTACTACAAGAAACTCAAGGTTAACCTGACCAGCTACGTTGTACCAGTCAAGTGTTTGAACCAGAGCACCCTCAGGTACAACAACATCTGAGAGTACATGGTTGTCTTCTAGTGTGACAGCCTTACGTCTACGACGAGTACCATCACGCCCAAGAGAACAGTTAAGCTCATCAACAGATGCGTTCTCTGGGAATGTAAGTTCAGAGGCCTCAGTGATGAGACCCTTGATAAAGGTGTTAACCGTTCTCTGGGTCAGGCTTTGTGGCATTTAGTTTTTCCTTCTCAGCCTGACGTTCTTTGGCTCGGTCATTAACAGCTTTTCTAGCGGTAGGTTTCTTATGAGCTAAGTGAAGTTTAACAGCTGCTAGAGCACCTGCTGCTCCAGTCCAACTACCTTGAAGTCCTGCGGGAAGTGGAGCACCGTTCTCATACTTAACTGCGTAGAACTTAAAACCATCCTGAGGCTTATAAACAACCAAAGCCTTCTCGGTCTTGTCACTCTTCACAACATAAGTTTGACCGTCTTCACTTTTACTTACTTCAATTTCTGCCATAGTTGTTCTTAGCTCTTCCTGTGTTTACTTTATACATATCGTTCTGAACATAGACCTTTTGTCTACGAGCAGTCTGTTCGATCTTAGGATCAGCACCTGACTTAAACAGAGACATTGCAGTAGCCTTAGCCTCTGCTAACAAGAAAGGGAACATCGTAGCATCCATGTCTGGTACAAAGGTATCAGAGAAGGAATCAAACGTAGGATACTTGACACCGTAGGCCCGTGTCTTAGCTGATGTAAGAAGAGCATCCACAGATGCGTCATACGAGTCTAGTACAATAGTGTCATCATCGAACGATGTGTAGTACATAGGCATAGCATCTTTACGAATAAGAAGAATGCTTTCAGAACCTACGTCAGGAACCTGCTTTACATTAGAGGCTAGACTGTTTCTGTTATCTACTAGTCCCAAGAACTCGTCAGGGCTGAGGTACTTAAGTCGTCTGTACTCTACACCACCTGAAACACGAGATACGTTGTAGTCTAGAAACTCAATTTTCTTAACACGGGCAGGGAAAGAGAAGTGAGTAGGACGGGCTGAACTAGAGAAAGAAGTAAGCTTCAGAGTCTGAGAATGCTCAGGGATAAAGCGAGTAGCAATCATTGCAAAGTAAGTATTCTCTACTACTTTAGCAATCTGTTCAGCTTCATTAGAATCTACAAGACTGTTGATCTCCTCCGAATCCATGTCGGACAAGATGTTCTGAACCATTTCGAGGAGAGTCATCTTCATGTTATGCACTCATTCCAATAATAGAGACATAGATGTTTGCGTAGTTTACATCTACGTTATCTGCATCCGCTTTAGTCTTGATCTCAATATAATCGTTTTGATTGAGGGTAGTAACACCTGTTACACTGATAGAACCCCAGTTCCCTGAGGAGATAGTACGAATTGCTCTTGAGCCTACAATCTCCACACCGTTCTTAAACAATGCCCACTGGACTGCGTGACTTGCACCACCAGCCTGTGAGGATGACATAGTTACATTAATGAGACTTGTAATCTCTGTGGGGTCATCGTATCTAAAACGAAGGTTAGGGGATGTAAGAACAGTGAAACCTTCTACATGAGAAGAAGAGACTGGGAAGGATAGGAACTTCTCAACTGTATCCGTATCAATGGTGTACGCATAAGGAGAAGTGGCAGAGAAAGAAGTAGCAGCACCTAGGTGTCTATGGATAGGTTGCCATGTACCACTACCAGAACCATTAGCAACATATACTTCACCACTGTTAGCTGTAGCTGTACCCTTAGGTTCATGCAATGCACTACCAGTAAGAGAGGAATGTTCTACGTTAGCCATAATAATTAGTCCTTAGCAGGGGAGACTTGTTAAGACTATTATACACACAGGTAAATATCTTGTCAAGCATAAAAGAAGAAGGAGGGAATTTCTCCCCTCCCCCTGTTGCAAGTTAGTTACGCAAGAGGCGCAGTCATAACAGTTGCAAGGTTCTCTGGACGGTACAGTTTCAGACCGTAACGTGCAGTAGTAACGAACTCTGTACGCTGGAAGTCTTTGTTGTACTCTGTGTCCACTTCTGGCATCTGACGCCATGCACCAACGAAAGGCAATACAGCTTGGTCAGCAGAGAAGAACATGTTTGTGATTGCGTTGTTTACAGTTGTACCACCGATTGTTTCAGCAGCTTCTGTCTTCAGGTAGTTAGAAGTGTAAACGTCGAAACCGTAGATGTTCGCAATGAACGACATACCAGTTGCAATACCATCACGTACAACACCTTCCCAACGTGGGTTGTTGGATACGTTTGTAAGTTGTGACAGTGTGTTAAGTTCAAACTCAACTGATGGGTCAACGATAGCTACGAGGTTCTTCTGTGGAACTTTTGCAGTCTTAAGAGCAAGGTTGGCTTTAGCAAAGTCTGCTACGCCGATCTTACCGCCAGTACCTGAACCGAGCATACGGTGATCAACGCCATTGATTGTGTTGGCATCGTCAACAGTTTGCTGGCCACCGAGAGCCATGATGTCTGACTCAAGACGTTCCATGAGAGCACGTTCCTGAAGTGGTACGAACTGAGACATGATCTCGTTTGCGTAGTACACATCCTGCATTGCTTTGTTGGTGATGTAGTTACCAGCTTGCAGGTACTCAGTGATTGAGAATGTGAACTGTGCATCGTCGATGGGATCGTATGTTACAGCTGTATCTTCAGAGTAGTTGTTGATTGTCGCATCACCGAGTGATGGGATTTTGAATGTGTCTCCGTCTGGGAATTGATCCAGCCACTTGACATATTTCATACCCTGCAGTTCGTCACGCAGGATTTCTTTAAGTTCGGCGGACCAAACTTCTGCACGTTTTGCAAGTGCGAGTGTTGCTACTGTGTTACCAGCCATTGTCGTATTCCTTTATCGGTAAAAGTTGTCACCCAGACGGTCGGCATCAGCCATCATTGCTCGCTGGGTAGACGGTTTATAGTATAGTGACGAGTTCTCTTTGCGAAGGCGTTGGTAGTAACCAAAGTCCCTCTCAGAAGAGGCTTGCATTGTAGAACCTTCGGTACGAATGCTCCCTTGAACCAGTGGGTTTGAACGGGGTGCTGGCTTACCCATCAACTGCATAAACGCAGCAGGGGACTTAGCAGCCATACTCTGTAGCTCCGCCATTGGTAGCCCTAGCTCAGAAGCTTTTTGCTGCACTGTAGCAGCTGCCTCTGTTCCGTAGGCCTTTTCAAGTTCCGACTCAACCAGAGCAATGTTGCTTTTAGCTACACTTTCCTGCTCTCGCTTCCTCAGGGTCTGTTCAACTAGGCTCTCAATGTCTGCTTCACTCGAACTTGGCTTGGTATTAGCTACATCCGCAGTGCCACCGATATTATTATTGGGGTCTGAAAGTTCGGCGGTGGAGGCCGAGGCCGTTTCTTTCAGATGTTCAGTAACTCCTAGTCGATAAGCCTGTTTCTCAAGGTCAGCCTTCAAAGCAGCATTCTCTTGTTTCATCTGTTCGATGAACTTATCTGCTTCAAGTTTGCCTTTAGCTAGTGCTTCGACATCATTGAACTTACGTCCCTCTCCCACAAGTTCATTCACAACAGAAGGGCTGGTCGGCTCCTCAAAAGATGAAACTTGCTCACTCTGTGTTGCGGGGGTCACCTGCTCCTCAGAAAATACACTCATTGTTATTCCTTGTCTAAGTTGATCAGGTCCAACACAGTGGTCACTGCTCGATTGAACCCGTTACGGTCTGCCTGTTTATATGCCCACGAGGGTGAGTCATAGTCTGCGGCAGGGGTAGTCTCCTTAAGCATAGGCTCTAGGATTTCTTTGAGGCGGTCTAGACTATCTCTGTTAGACTGGAGTGTCTGGGCAACCGCCTCTTTTTCTTTCTTTGACTTACAGTCTCTGAACCAAGCTGCCTTCATTCAAGAGGCTCCTCAGGGGCAGGCTGAAGCTCTTGTGAGCCTTGGTCAACCATCTCCTCTTGTTCAGCCTCAAACTCAATCTGAGCCTCTGTAGCAACCTTCTGAGTCTCCATCTGTTCACTGACAGATACGTTCTCTTTGAAGAGTGCTGGCTCACCAAGTTCGTCTGCAAGGAGACGGGCAAACTCTTTGCCTGAAAGGTGGGCTGCTACTGTAGGATCAGAAGCTTTGATCTGATACATTGTTGTGAGGTTCTGGACACGTTGAGCACGTTCAGCAAAGTGACGAGCACCCATTGGAACGATCTTACCATTGGCTTTGATATCGTCCCGTGTGATCTGTGTGAAGAAGTAAAGACCTGTGTCTTCATTCAAGACCTTAGCTGTATCCTCATAGTCCATGTTACGACGAGCAGTCTCAAGCATGGCGTTCAGGATAGGCTCAAGAAACACACGTTCAAAGTGGGCAGTCTTGTGTTGGAAGATACGACCAGCAGCTGTCATAAGCTGACCTACTTCAAAGGCTGTCTTCTCACCTGCACTACGGATACCCATAGCCTCACGAGGAGCACCTGCCATCATCTCCATCTTAGCTTCGATGTTCTGAATCTGGAAGTCTGCATTAAGTGCTGTACTGTCAGGTGCAAGGTAACCTACATCACCCTCATCGCCCAAGTAGATACGAGCATTAGGCTCGAAGTCGAAGTCCTCTACGTCACCCCTGATCTTAAGGACAGGGTAGGCAATCTGATCAAACACATCAGCCTTAAGGTTCTCAAGGTGATCAATGCGATACTGCATACCTACGAGGTTATCAAGTGGCCCCATGCTGTAGAGGTTGTCAGGGCGGTCTCGCCAGCCAACGTGGAAGATAGGATCACGACCAAGCCAAGAAGGGTTCTCTTCGTTTGACAGGACGTATGCACGGTCTACAATAGTGATGATACGGTTGTTAAGGAGCTTACCCTCAACCTTGTCGTAGATGTCACCGTAGAAAGTAAGAACCTCTACGTAGTCTGATTCGTAGTAGTCTGTGAGAGAGGCAAAGCCATCAGCTACAAAACCCTCAGACTTGTTGATGTCTACTTCGTTACCTCTGGCAGAACCACGGTTGCCAAGCATCTTGTTGAAGATGTCAGCCATGTAACCCTTTGATGAGTCATTCTCTACCATGCGTTGAATTTCACCCAAGGTAAGAACAGACCTAACGATCTTAGGTGTGTCCGAGAAATTCGCAGCAAGAGGATTGAAACAGATATCGAAGGGAGAGATACGAACTACTTTAGGACCAACGTAGTTTACGATACGGTCACCGTCTTCATACTCAGTTACTTTACGTCCAAAGTCTACAGTCGCAAAGCAGTTACCATACTGGATGTAGTCGTTAACTAGTTTACTCGTAGTGTTTACAAAGTCAGACTGACGTAGCTTGTTTTGCATATACGCCTGAATGATAGACCGTTTGATCTTAGTATCGGAATCAGCATCAGTAGCTTCAAAACGGAACCAACGCTTCTGAGGGAACAAAGCAGCAAAGTAGTTTGCGTGAAGGTTGTCAGCAATCTGAGTCAGCTTGGGGGTGGTTGTAGAGTTAGACCAAGGCAACTTGTTGTTAGATGTGGTACGAGTGTCCGTAGCATAGATATAGTTACGAAGCTCTTTCCACTCTTTAACCTTTTCAGAACGTGCATTGTTCCAAGAAGTCCAACGGTTAGCAATCTCCACAGCTAGGCTGTGAGGATCAATCATGCTTTCAATGTCAATAGTAGTGCCAGCCATTGTGACTCCTAGTCTAGCTATGTGTTAATAATAACACACTGTGATATTTATGTCAACACTTAAAATGCAACACCACCGAATTTAGGGTGAAATACTACATTATTATCTTGACTTCTTTTTCTTTTTACTGCTGAACTAGGCTTAACGGCAACCTCAACGGCTGCAGCAAGACAGTCTTTACAGTCATCATGCGCTGGGTTGTAAGAGACAAGCTCCTCTTCCAGCACCTGACAGTTACCACCACGGTAGTGATACATCTGCAAGTTGTCATACCGAGGCTCAAGGATAGCAGCGATACGTTCTTCTTTAGAACCCTGATGTCTGTTAGGTCTGTGCTCATCAATCTTCAAAGCAAGACCATTAGGTTTGATGTAGTTGTCCTTGAGTTCAGAAACGATAGCTGACTGAGCAGCTGTACATTCAGCCCGTAACTTCCTAAAGTCCCAACGGTTAAGAAGGTCTAGGATGTGACGGAAGTACTCAGAAATCTTATCTGTCTTAAAGCGATCAATGTCCAAGACGTAGACGTTGTTCTCTGAGTCAACACCAATAACTACGATAGCCGTATAGTCTGCTCGTTTACTGACAGAGTAAGCAAAGTCAACAGCTGCACTTACATTAAGTTTCTGCCCCTTGTAGAACCACTGACCGCCATCTCTGGTGAGGTGTTTCTTATCATAGTACTGGAACTTCTCATAGGCGATAGGTTGACTGTCAGGGTCGGTAGGGTCATTGTAGTACTGTGCTCTGAACTGAACACGGTCCAAGTACTGACCACGCTTCTTGGCAAGGATTTGTACATCAAAGCCAAAGAACTTACCGTCCTTACGGAGTTGACGAGGCCAGAGGAACTCCCCTGTACCATCACCGTTATCTTCTACAGCCTTCTCCATTACCTCGTAGATATTCTCTTTACCTACAAGCTCTCCCTCTTTGGAGTAGATATCCTCTTCCATACCCATCAAGTCTGAGTACAAGTCTTTAGGATGGTAACGTGTACCTACTACCCACTCCTGTGCTTCACTACCTTCGATAGACGAAAGCAGGGAGTACTGAGACTTAACCTTGTTACGGCCTTCGTTTGTGTAGGCGTTCTCAAAAACAACAACGTCATCTAGGACGGCAATATCGCAGTGCATACCTGTAAGAGAGGTAGTAAGGCCACCTGTAAAGATAGAAGGGTCACGGATAGCTTCCTTCTTACGGTCTGGGTGATCAAGTGCAATCTCTGATGTAGTCCACTTCTCACGTTTACTTTCATCCTTGTTGAGGTGATCAGGCCAGTACTTCTGGTGAATGTCTGACTCGAATATGTTCTTGATAAAGGATAGCTGCTTCTGTGCTAGGTTAGATGTAGCAGAGATATACAGAACACGTAGGGTTGGGTTCTTGGTAAGCTCCCATGCAACCCTGTAAGCTACAAGGGCAGACTTACCGTGGTCACGAGGAAACAACAAAAGCTGGTGAGACTTAGCATCCTGCCGAGTCCACCACTTACATACGTCTTCGTGACAACTTCCGAGAACACGTTGAGGAGCAACAAGCCTGATGAATGTCACCAAGCTTGCCTCCGCAGCTTCTCTGATTTCGTGTATACTTGCCATTCTACGTAGGGTTTCCAGCTGACCAAGAGGTTACAACAGATGTATTAAAGTAAGTAAGGTATTCATAAACACCAGTTGTACGAGATGTTGCTCTAGACGTTGATCTCCTTGTTGTTTGGTTCATCTCGTACGAGGGATTGTAGGTACTCCAGTATGTTGTCCAGTAAGTCAGATAGGATGTGCTCCAAGAAGTATTCCACCCAGAAGAAGTTTCTACAAAGGTTTGAAGGCTTGTCGTAGAAACTGTAGAATACAGATCACTCTTGTTATAAAAGTCTGAAAAAGATATAGGCCCAGAAGAAGGCAGGGACGGTGCTCCGTAGTACTCAGCCAAGGAGTGAGGAGGTGTACCACTATACTCCGATGAAATCTCGTTTAGAGATAAAGTTCCAGATGTTTTAATAGTCATGATTTCGTCCTACTTGTATGCGTCTTTCATAAGAGACCTGACTTCGTGGATGTAGGCTATGTACTGCACAACTCTGTCTTGCCAATCTTGGTGTATCTCTGGGTGTACAAGACCTGATTGATAATTGGAGAGGAGTTTGTTGACAAGCTTCTTAGGTTCTAGTGAATTTATAAGTGGTTCGTTTATGTGTGAAAACCCGCAGAGGTTTCTCTCTTTGAAGTTAGTTAAAGGAGAAACACGTTTGCCTAAAGAAACAGCATTAATAATTGACTCACTATTATGCGATGCGTATACCACATCAACGTAAGGCATGATTGAGTAGATGTCGTCTTCTGGGGAAAGGATACTTGCACAGGGCAGTAACATTTCTTTCAGTTCCTGTAAGTTCTCTTTGTGGGTAAGAGGGTGAGGCTTAATAGCAGCAAGCTTCCCGTGCTCCTCAACAACCCACCGTAACTTTGGCACACTGGTAATCTTTGGAAAAATGTTTGATCCCGCAAGAACGGCTATAGCCTCATACCTACTAGTAGGTTTTGAGCCGCCTATGTGTGAGTACTTGTTTGCGGAACCTCCCATAACTCTATCTGACAGAAAACCTGTGTAATCAAATTTGTCTATCTTACTACTACACAAAGCATCCTGTACTTGTATTTGTTTTATCTCTTGTTGCAAAGGGTTTAACATAAAGAACCCAGCAAAGGATGTATAGTTTACTGTCCAAAACTGCAGAGGTTGAAAAGCGGTACAGTCGTAAGAACCTACACATGGGTAGTCTTTCAGTACTTCCAGCGTAAAAGCTTCTACAGGTTTTAAGATGTCAAGATCAGAAGTAAAGGAAAAAGTATTCCCTAAACGTAGCTCCATCTCTTTTTCATCAAACATTTTTCCTTCTGTTTCTAAATCAAGCAAAAGGCATTACCCGCATTTCGTAACCCATGAAGTCGGTGTAACCTAGTAACTTTGTAGCAAGATTCTTTTCCCCTTGACCAGTAAGGAAAGAAACGGCGAGCTTGCTATAGCTGGGAACAACGGGCATCATAGCTTTGAAACCCTTAGAGGCTGCGGATTGTGTGACAAGGTCGTACATTTCTGTACCAATACCCTTTCCTCTGTGGGACTCCTTCACGGCAGTCATAAGCGTAACTACAAGCTCTGACTGTAGGTAACCTGCGTTGACAATAGCCTTTTGAAGTTCAGGATGAGTGTTCACGTAACCAGAACCAGAAGCGGTACGCCACATATGAGCACCTACAAGATTACCGTCCTCGTAAGCAAAGATAACCTCTGCTCCTAAATGTTTTGTACACTCATGTTCAAACATTACATCAAGGGGAACTGTAGCATCTGCATCCCCTTTAATAAAAGAAATAAGGTTTTCTTTTTCCGAACTAGACAAGGAATCGAGAAGTTGTTTTTTGTATTCAATCATTATTAGACCACTCCAATCTTTTACAGATTAAGTCTTTTATTTCAAGAAGAGTATTTCTGTTACAGGAAAGACAGTCTCCACAGGCCTCTACGTGAGTACCTGTAAATATAGGAGTCCTACAACTGAAACACAAACGCATGTACTCTTTAGGTAAAGAAAGGTAGCTTTTAAAGAAGTCTCTATTCTCTGTATGCCAACTGAGTTTCACTTTCCCAAACGAGAGTGTGCGAACCATTTCCGAAAGAGCTTCTACTTGTTCTTCCTCGAAGTACTCTGACCTTTTAACAATCCCAGTATTTCTTAGAAAAGCTACCATCAAATCTTCACCGATAACAATATACTTAAGATTATACTTCACGGCCATTTGAACGGATAGTAAAACAGGCATAAAGAAATCACGCATTACTCCTGAGTTAAAACGAGGGTCTATGTCTACACTAGATACAAAAAGCTCGACATCTCTTTGGATATGTTCTACTTGTTTTTTTACAAGGTGTTCTTCTACTTTGTGTCTTTCCCTAAGACTGGGTAAAAGTTTGACATGGTGTGCGTAGATAGTTCTATCGGTGACTACTCTACTATACTGCCATAAAACATATGCACTGTCTAAACCCCCTGACAAAAGTAGAAGAGAGTCTACACCATTCTTAGCTTCTGAAAAAACTTCCTCGAAAGGTACAAAACCCGTAGGTACAAAACCATTCTTTTTAGGAATCATAAAACAGACCTGACGCTTTTTGTTTACTCACTGGCTAGTACAGCTTTTAGTTCATCAATCTGCTCTTGCTGTTCTTTAACAGCTTCGATAAGCAAACCGACTATGTTGCCATAAGCTACTGACAGGTAATCACCACTCTCGTGTACTACCTCTGGGAGAACTTTTTGAACTTCTTGAGCAATAACACCGAGGCTATCCCTGCCATCTTTTTGGAAGGTAACACCACGGAGTTGCTTAACCTTGTCAACAGCTTCAGAAATAGTCTCAATTTCAGTCTTCAAGCGTTCATCTGAGAAGGCTGTTACATCACCTGTGGCCAGAATATTACCAGAGACATGTAGCTTTTCAGTGGGGCTTGATGTCCCAATCCCGACATTACCGCTGCTGTTGATGCGCATACGTTCTGTGGGACGAACATCAGAATTTTCTCTAGTGGAAAAAGTGAGTGCTTGCCTATATCCAGAGACGCTTTCTTGGTCCCAGCCAATCTCTGCCCCGTGAAAGTTCCAGCCTTCAGAAATACCAAAGCCAATATAGCCTTTACCCTGAACAGAGCCAGACCCGCCCTCTGTGTTGTAAAACAGTGCGGATGCAGTGTCGTTCACGCCTTCTGACACCATAAGCTTTGCGTCAGGCGAACTCGTACCAATCCCGACATTACCGCTGCTGTCGATGCGCATGCGTTCTGAGCCGTTGGTGCGGATTTTAACATTGTCTTGACCTACAACCTCAAGGCCGTCATCACCTCTGTTTAGCTGCAAGTAGTTACCATCGTCTGTAGCACTGTCGTGGTCTAGGTAAATACGGGGGTTGCCACCTGCCGAACCGAGGTCAACTTTAATGCTCCCTTTAACGTGTAGGCTTTCTTCAGGCAAATTCGTGCCAATCCCAACCTTATTTCCTGTCGCATCCACATACAGCGTGTTTGTGTCCACAGTCAGCCCAGCAAACGTAGGGCTGTCATTGGGCTGCACGGCACTGTCAGCCAGTGTACCTTGTGCTGCTGTAGCATAGTCAGTAGAAGCTGTAGTAGCAGCTGTACCAAGACCAAGGTTAGTACGAGCAGTAGCTGGGCTTGTTAGGTCTGAAAGGTTGTTAGTTGAAACAAGATCACCAGATGCTGCATTAGCTGTAACCTGCCAAGTTGTGCCGTTATAAACGTAGAGCAATTCGGTGCTTGAGTTAAAGTAGATAGCACCTACAACAAGGGCATCACCGTCATCGTCTACAGTTGGGTCAGAAGCCTTAACACCTAGGTAACGATCATCAAACGAGTCCAAGGCTGCAAGGGCTGCGTCTCGTGCTGTCTCTGCCCCAGTCTTAGCTGTTTCAGCTTCCGTGGCTGACGTAGCTGCATTGGTTGCGGAGGTAGCAGCTTCAGATGCCTTCGTAGAGGCCGTAGAAGCACTAGTAGAGGCGTTAGTCTCAGAAGTGGCTGCGTTGATAGCCGAAGTAACAGCATTGCTCTCAGATGTACCTGCGTTAGTCTCTGCTAGTTCGGCAGCAGTCCGTGCAGTCTGGGCAGCTGTAGCACTTGTAGCAGCAGCCGTAGCTGACAAACCAGCAGCAGTCTCAGAAACTTCAGCATTAGTTTCAGCTGTCTCAGCATTGTTCTCAGCCAACTCAGCCGCAGCCTGTGCAACCAAAGCAGCAGCCTTAGCAGCCTCTACATCGGCAAGGTAGTCAGTCCCGTTGATAAGTAAACCAGTAGCACCAATAATGTTATTACCATTAAGGTCTAGGTCTGCCTCCATAGCATTAGGAGTACTGCCATCCAAAGACAGAGTGTTATCGAAAGCATCTCGTAGAGCTTCGAAGTTTTCATTCAACACCTCAGTGGAGTTAAACCCTGACTGTAGTGTAGTTACTGTTGGTTTCTTAGCCATGTTAGTTCATCAACCCAATTCGTGTTGCATCATCTTCTGTTTCGGCTTTTTCAAGAGCAGCCTGTTTCAGAGCACCATCAAGTTCATCCTTAGATGGTCTACCCCGTTTCTTACTTCCATTATCCAAGTAACCAGCATCAGCCAAGTACTTCTGAGCATTGTAACTTGCCTTACCTTCTTCAAGATCATTGATCATGTTTCTGATGGTACGAGCCTTCAACTTCAACATTAACTCTTTCTGCATCTGTACATGGTGTGTCTTAAACCATGAAAGGTTACACAAGTTCTCCCAAACAGAGTAATCACCAAACACAGATAGAGCAAACTCATACTCTGTAGGGTCTTCCATTTCAATGTAAATCTTATGCAGTGACAGGTAAGTCTTATCACCTACCTTATGGTCTTTCTTCTTTAAAGAGTAGTTTGTAAACTCATTACGAGTGTCTGGAAGTGTAGTCTCGTAGAACCACATCTTACTAGGTTTCTTAGCCATGTCTCTGTTTGTTCCTTTACTATAAGAAAGGGGATAAAGGAGTTACCTGTCAATGTAACAGGTCATCCTTTCACTCTCCCTCTTACAAGTGTATATAGGCAGGGGAGACTTGTTAAGACTATTATACACATACGTATTTGGGATGTCAAGTATTAATTTACCTAACTATGAAATTAACTGGATTATGTGACTATGTTACCTACTCTTGTTACCTAAGGTGTCTAGAATTTCTGCTAGTAAATATTTTTGTGTGTTGTACATACAGTAGGCCACCCCCTATCCCCCCTTCCTCCCCCTAAGACTGTTGCATAATTATCACATGGGGGTGTCATTCCTGCCACGGTGTTGCCTGATTGTGACACCTGTTGTCTCTAGGTTACATGTTCATTGATGTGTTACAGGTTATCTTGGTGGATATGTTATAATGTAACACTATTGTTGGGGTGTTATAACTAGACTAACCCCCACACCTTCTAACACATTGGAAAGATTACATAACTAGGTTACCTAACTACATAACTTTTTCTTCCCATTATAAGGAGTATGCATAGGGCTATAAATTAATTTCTAATCAGGTGCATTTTCTTGTTGCTTTCTGTTTTTGTATCGGTCTATAAATATTCATCGGCAAGCAAACACCGACACAAACGAGATACCAACGTCACTGAGTCAACCTGAGCTACTGAGCAAGCCCTAGCAAGCAAGAGGGGCAAGAGACTAAAACAAAAGACTGTTGACTAGCTTACGATTACCTGTCTACCGTTTAGGCAACCACGCTGTTTGACATTGTAAACACTAAGCTCTTAGCCTAGGGATTGACCCCGATAATGGCCTGAGGATAGAGCTAGGGTAGGCTGCACAGTAAGCAGATACAAACACCCTAGCTCTCCTTTATCTCTTGACGTTGGCATGAATATTTGTGTCAATCTCTTAGGATAAAACTCGAAAGGAAAAGACAAATGGAACAAGATATCAAAGCAATCGGTGAACAAATGCGAGACGTTGCAGAAGATAATTGGCAAGCTTTGAGCAAGGAATATTGGAGGCTTCACAAGCTTGTCGAGACAGAAAGCTTTAGCTCACGGTGGGAACAAATGGACGCAATCCGCAAGCTCTCACAATTAGGCTTGGCGCTTCATGCATCAGGCGAGGCGCTTAGTGCAATCAATTTGGTTCGCTGCCATTAGAGCTTTGATTTATCGGGTGCATCTCACGGGGTGTACCTAGATAAACCAAACTGAAAGGATAGACCAATGACAAACCATGTTCGCAACATTCTTAAGCTATACCGCCAAGCGACACAGGAAGACACAATCAACGGTGTTGAATGGTATGCAAGGGCTGAACGCATGGCCAAGGCTATTGCTAGTGACGCTGGCTTGCCATTGTCTACTGTGATTGGCGTCATGGCTGCTTTATCCCCCAATAACCGCTGGGAACGTAATTGCAGGGATGCTGCTACTATGTGTCAGGCTTGGCAGAATGGCGACAGTATGGATAGCTTCAAGGTGTCATGCTATAACACAATGAAAGCTAAGGCTTGGGCTATCCTTGAGCTAGGCTTAACAGACGACGAAGACATTCTGTCACACCTTAACGGCCAGAAGATACGTTCGTTTTACTCTAACATTCGTGGCTTGGACGAAGTGACGATTGACGGTCATGCCCTGAACATTGCACGGGGCAAGCGAGAGGGCTTGACAAGCGACAAGACTAACATGGGGAAGCGTGAATATCGTGAGCTTCAAGCAGCCTATGTGAGGGCAGCTAAGCGGGTAAAGGTAAAGCCTCACGTTCTGCAGGCTATTACTTGGACAACGTGGAAGCGTGTTCACAATATCTAATTAACAAAGAGAGAGATAAGACTATGACTAACACACAACACAAGAACATTCTGAAGCATCTTAAGACAGCCAAGGGACTAACAGTCCGTGAAGCCCTGATTGAATACAGCATTAGCAGCCTGACTAAGCGGGTGCATGAGCTACGGGGTTTGGGGTATGACATTGAATCAGTCCGAAAGAAGCACCCTGTAACAGGTCAGAGATATACACGTTACTTTCTGCTAGAGGAGCAAGAGCAATGAGCATGTGCGGAGAGATAGAGAACACAGAGAACGTAATCAAATCCCTGAGGGCTAAGGAATTTAATATTCAATTCAATAGTAGTGGGTTGACAGATAAAGAGAGACTAACGATAGTTAACACTATCAGAGAGGAGCTTCTTGAAGAGACTGTAAGGTTGAACAAGCTCCTAGAATTAGCCAACAAGGCGGAGGGTTCACACCGTGCTTAGATATCTTTATAGAGTAGGCATTGCCTTGTCTGTCCTGTTTAATGTAATCCTGTTAGGAGAAAGCAATCAGACATTCTCAGCCCGCAACTATGGGTGGAAGAGGGAGGGAAAACCCAATGGCGTTTGGTTAATTGACAGGCTATCTAAGAAGGATCACTGCCGCATGTCATGGGTTTACTGGATCACAGCCAAGAAAAAAAGTTAGGCTTTATGTCGATTAGGGGTAGACGGATCAGAAATTCACGATATAATAAGTATTAACGATGCCCCCCGCCACATACACCTGAAAGGATAGGTTTCTAATGTTACCTGTTACACTAGAAGAACACTTAATCACTATGGGTCTGATACCTTTATCCTCGTTTGAGGAACTTGATACTGTAGTTAATCCTACAGGCCAAGAGGAAGACCTGCCAACATACAACGAAGAGACACAGGAGTATATGTTCTAATGACACAGATTAAAACAACATACATTGATCACATGGGTTCAGACCTTTCCGTAGTCAACGCAGCACGGGTTAGCTTTGGTAAGAAGAGTGACTGGGAGTTCTCTGCACTAAAAGAGGGCCTACTTGAGAGAGACGCCAAGCTCATCAACTACCTAGCCAAGCACAAGCACATCAGCCCCTTCGGCCATGCCTTTGCCTCCTTCCATGTTAAGGCTCCTATCTTTGTAGCACGACAGCTGGTCAAGCATAAGTTCCTGCGCTGGAATGAGATCAGTCGTCGTTACGTTGATGATGAGCCTGAGTTCTATGTGCCTGACGTATGGCGTGGCCGTAGTGCTGACAAGAAGCAGGGGTCTGAGGGTGAGGTTAAACTTGGAACACTTGATGATGTTATAGTGTCGGACAGCCCACATGAGGCACTCTGTGCGTATAACTCATTGCTTGATGCAGGCGTAGCACCTGAGCAAGCCCGCATGGTACTGCCACAGTCCACCATGACAGAATTTTACTGGTCAGGTTCACTGGATGCCTTTGCTGACATGTGCCGCCTACGTTGTAAGGAAGACACACAGTATGAGAGCCGTGTAGTAGCTGATCAGGTATCTGATGTCATGCAAGACCTTTATCCTGTATCATGGGCTGCACTAATGAAAGGAGAAAAGCAATGACTAATCGTAAATTTACACCGCCAACAGAGTTCCCCGCAGAGTATGTCGATGGGTTTGGGTGTAAGGTCACTATCTTGGGGCGTTCTTATTACAACAAAGAGAGACCTCTGGTAGGTTTTGATGACGAGGGCTGCGCCTGTAATTACGCAGAAAACGGGGCTTATTGGCCTGATGATGGGGGTAAATATGACCTTCACGACATCCAAAAGCGCATCACAACGTGGCACAACGTCTACGAGGGTTGGGTCGGGGCTTCAAATAAAGTGAACCGTGGGGCTACAGAAAACCGCCTCTGCGTCTACCGCATTGAACGTAACGAGGATGGTAGCAACCCTGAGATATTCGTGGAGGAAGTGTGATGACTGACGGAAACACAGATGACCCTTGTGACGAAATGATACCCCCATCCAAGAAAGAGCCTAAATAAAGCTTGACAAGTGGTCTTGGTTATGCTATAATTGGCACATCAAGACCACAAAACCTTAGGACCATGTTGACCTTAGGTAATCAAACTATTTTTATACTAGGGGGTGTAAAATTTCTCTTTTTTGTTATCTATTAGTGTAGGGTTCTTGCTTTAAGGTAGACTGACCCTACGTAATCAAACTATTTTAGCTCTAGGGGGTTATATTTTTCGTCTTTTTTGTTATCTATTAGTGTTAAGTTTATTCAAAGAATAGGGAACCACAAGAAATGATAAAAACAACACAATTCGAGCTTGAGGCACAGATGCAGGACCGTGGTTATGCTAGGTTCCTCAAGCAAATTGAAGCAGCCCGTAAGAACGAGGGCCAGAGCAACACAGCTTATGGCCGTGAGCTTATCAAGGCTAACATTGATGATGTTGTTGTAGCCATTGGGGCTTTCATAGACACACAAGCAACCGTTAAGCGTAAAGCACCAGCATCTATCCTGCTCAATGACCTTAACCTTGAAGCTGTGGCTTACTTGGCCCTCAAGACCATCGTGAACAGCCTTGGGCATGATGAAGCTAAGACCACAGCCACAGCTATCAACATTGGCCTTGCAGTCTCCAACGCTATCAAACTGGCAGAGCTTAGTGCTGACAAAGAGAGCAAGGGCCTCGTTAAGCACATTGAGACAAGCGCAAAGAGAGCGCTGGGCAATGACAACAGCAAAGAGAAGGCTGTATCTGAGACATTGGCATTCTTTAACATGCAATCTGCTTGGTCTGTTGAGGATCAACTCAAGGTTGGTATCACCTTGGTTGAGCTTATCGCTGCGTCTGGCCTCATTGAGAATATCACTGTTGGTAGTGGCAAAAGCTCCTTTAACAAACTAGTCCCTACAGATAAGACTATGGAGATGGTTGAGGTGATGAACTTATGCCCTGAGTTCGCCCCAGTCTACCTTCCGATGATAGTAGAGCCTAAAGACTGGGACACTGATGGCAATGGTGGTTACCTTACACTCCGCCAACCTCTTGTTAAGACACGCTTTGAGGGGCACACAGAGGCCCTTCAGGGGGCTGACTTGTCTTCTGTGCGTCAGAGCATCAATATCATCCAACAGACCGCTTGGAAGGTCCACACAGGGCTTCTCAGTATCGCTCAGAGGGCCTTTGATGATGGCTTGGACGTAGACTGCTTCCCATTCAACTACAAAGACGACCGCCCTAAGCGCACAAGCATCCGTGTAGGGGCTACTACAGTGTTATCGCTGGCTGAGGAGTTCAGAGGGCACGAGGCTATCTATTTCCCTCACAACATGGACTGGAGGGGCCGTGTGTACCCAATGGTTGATGGCCTATCCCCACAAGGTAATAAACTGGCTAAGTCGCTCCTCTCTTTTGCTGAAGGTAAACGTATCACGGGTGGCGCTGAGAACTTCTTGGCTATCCACATCGCCAATGAGTTCGGTAAGGACAAGCTGTCCCTTGGTGATCGTGTAGCTTGGGTCTTTGAGAATGAAGATAAGATCGTTGAGGCTGCTAATGACCCTTTTGGGCCTAACAAAGACTTTTGGCTCAATGCTGACAGCCCTTGGGGCTTCCTTCGTGGCTGCTTAGAGTGGGCTGGCTACTGTGCTGACCCGGAGGACTTCCTTAGCACCCTGCCAGTAGCCTTTGATGGCTCTTGCTCTGGTCTCCAGCACTTCTCTGCGATGTTCAAAGATGAAGTTGGTGGCCGTGAAGTGAACCTTTTACCTGACCTAGACCGCCAAGACATCTACAGTGCCGTCAAAGAGGCCGTGGAAGGGGTACTACAAGCCTCTGATGACGCTTTGGCTACACAGTGGCTTAAATCAGGACTTATGGGCCGTAGCCTCTTTAAAACGCCCACAATGACCTATGGCTACTCTTCTGAAGTTCCGGGCATGACTGATCAGATCAAAGCTTACGTTAAGGATAGCGGGAATGATGCCTTTGCTAAAGATGAGTTGTTTGTAGCTTGTAATTATCTTGCTAAGATCACTTTCGCAGAGATAGAAAACATCGTGGTCAAAGCTGCTGAAGCTAAAACATGGCTCCAAGCTTGTGTCAAAGGCAAGCAGGAAGCTGCTCAATGGACTACACCTGATGGGATGGTTGTTGTGCAGAAGTACAAAGTGCGTAAATCTAAGCAACTCAACATAATGGTAGAGGGCGAACGTATTCGCTCACGCTATGACGTACCTACAGACGCTGTAGACAGCCGTAAGATGGCCTCTGCTATCGCTCCTAACGTGATCCACAGCCTAGACGCTGCACACATCCGTATGGTTGCTCTAGCTGCCTCTGGTGAGCAGATGCACAGCCTTGCGATGATCCACGACAGCTTTGGTTGTCACGCTGCTGATGCTGGCAGGTTCTTCAACATCATTCGTGAGCAGTTCGTGGCTCTTTACAGCGGAGATGTAGCTGAGATGCTTAATGCAGAACTCTCTGGCGGGTCTGTAGAGCTTCCTACAATGGGTACTTTGGACCTTGAGGGCATTATTGATACTGACTACTCCTTCGCCTAAAGCTAAAAACCCCCACTATAGAGAAAGAGGCCTTCAGGTAATTCTGGGGGCCTTTTCTTTGTGGGACGGCCCCTTTCAGGGACCATTTATGAGTGCTAGAAACCCTTATAAATAAGGCATCTCCAAAAACTACTCGTATAGAGGAAGAAACCTCAACACTACCCAGCCGTTCTGGGTTATCAAACGGGGCACGAAGAGCTGTGAGACTTAAAAGTTACACATGACCTCTCCTTCTACTACCCTGCTTAAAGCTGACAATGGTGTTAGCTGAAGGCCTGTAGTAGAAGACACTACCTTAAGAAAACCCAATACTATGGGGGTAAGGGGGCACTCTAAGCTATAAGAACTTAAAGTTACACATAAGTTCCCCTTAAGCATACTATAGTACACAAAAGGAACCAATAAGATGATACAAGAAGCACTAGACACCATTATGTACATGGATGAGGAAGACACTCAGCGCTACCTTCTGGTCCTCCTTGAGCGAGACCCTGAGCTATTCTATTCTATTCATAATGAGATTTTGCAATTAGACTTCCTAAACGATATGCGGGAAGAAGAGCACAATGGCTACCCAATGTACCCGGAGCTAAGCCGATGAGTAAGATGACTATCTCATTTGTAGCTGTATCAGCTTCAACAGGCTTAATGCTCTGGGATTATGCAATGTCACAGCCTTCTGTTGGCTTAATGTTGCTACCAGCCTTCTTTAGTGGTGGCTATATGGCAATTGCAGCAGCACACCTACTTGAACTAATTAAACAAAATAACAAAAAGGACTAAACAGATGAAATATTATGTACTCCCAGATGGCACAGTGACCTTTAAGCGTAAAGACTGTGCGGAATACGACAATGACTGAGATTACCAGACAGCCTTGTCCAACATGTCCTAGTAGCGATGCTTTCGCCTATAACACTGATGGCTATGGTGTCTGTTTCTCATGTGGTAGTTCATATCCTAAAAAGGGCGTTAAGTATTCTGAGGAAACACTGGCGCTCTACCCTTTAGGTGATAGTAGCTATGACAACTATGAGCCTGAGCCTTCACAAGAGGACGCTAAATACATTAGCATCCGTGGTATCACTAGTGAGACTATGGAGCACTATGGTGTAAAAACCGTAGTCTCACACTCAGGTGAGCCTGTAAGCCAGTCCTATGTTTACCCTTCAGGGTCTACAAAGACACGCAAGTTCCCTAAGTCCTTCACAGCTACTGGTAAGATGGATGAACTCTATGGAATGAACTTGTTCACTCGTGGTAGTTCTAAATCAGTCACCATAGTAGAAGGAGAACTAGATGCTCTAAGCGCTTGGCAGATGCTAGGTGGCGTAGGCAACCGCTACATTAACCCTGTAGTTTCACTACCATCAGCTAATCCATCTAAAACCTTTTGGGAAAACGTAGTCCCTTGGTTAGATGGCTTTGAGAAGATTATTCTCTCTGTAGACGCTGATGGACCGGGTGATGCTGTTGCTCAAAAGATAAACAACATCTTCCCTAAGAAGGTCTTCAGGGTAGACCACAGCACCTACAAGGACGCTAACGAGTTCCTACAGGCTGGTAAGTCCTCAGAATACAAAAGTGCTTGGTTTAACGCCCAGCGCTTTATGCCTGACAACATCTTGCATAGTTCTGAAGACCTCCTAAAGCTTTTTGACCACACACCAGATCATTCCTACGTCCCTACAGGCATCCCTGACTTTGATGCTAAGGCTATGGGCTTAATGCAGGGACACCTAACAGTCTTTAAGGCCCCTACAGGGATCGGTAAGACCGAGCTTATGCGCTATCTTGAGTGGAACTTCCTTCAGCGTAACGTAAGTTTTGCTACTATGCACTTGGAAGAGACTAAGCTCCGTAGTGTCTTAGGGTTAGTTTCATATGACCTGAAAGACAACTTGACCCGTAAGGATCTTGTTGAAGACAAAGGCAAGACTGAAGAAGTCCGTGAGAGCATTAAGAAACTTGGTGATAGCGATAACTACTACCAGTTCTTTATGAAAGATGGACAAACAGAGGATGACCTAATCGCTCAGATCAGAATGTTCAAAGAAGCTTATGACTGTAAGTTCGTAATGTTTGAGCCTATCCAAGATGCAGTTTCTACAGGCTCTGAGGAGAACAAAGAAGCTAAACTCGCTGAGTTGGCAGTTCGTCTCTCTAAGGTTGCTGCTGATCTAAACGTAGGTATTGTGACTATCGCTCACACTAATGACGATGGTGAAGTCAAATACTGCAAGATGATTGGCCAGCGTGCTTCTGTTATCGTAAGACTAGATAGAAACAAAGAAGCTGAAGACATCCAAGATCGTAACACTACACGCTTGGTTATCGAAAAGAACCGTCCAACGTCTGAAGAGGGCTTTGCGGGTGAACTTTTGTTCAACATAGACACCTTCAACATGGAGGCACTATAATATGAAGGAATAAAATAATATGAAAATAGTATTCGATCTAGAGACCGATGGGCTTTTAGACAAGCTAACCAAAATCCATGTCTTCTCATGGTCTGTGGTTGGCTCTGATGTAGTCCACAGCACTAACGACCTCAGCACTATCCAAGAGGTTATGCAAAAGGCAACAACAGTTATAGGCCACAATATCGTATCCTTTGACCTTGCAGCCCTAGCGATGTTCGACATCCACACAGATGCTGACATCATAGACACCCTTCCCCTTAGTTGGTACTTAGAACCTAAGCGTGTTCGACACGGCTTAGACCAATGGGGCGAGAGCTTGGGCATTAAGAAACCTAAGATCGACGACTGGGACAACCTGAGCTATGAGGACTACAAGCATCGCTGTGAGGAAGACGTAAGAATCAACCTCAAAGTCCTTGAGACCCTAGAGCGCAAGCTAAAGCGTCTTTATCGTGATGAGGGTGAGCAAAAGCGTCTCACTGACTATCTGACCTTTAAGATGCAGTGTGCTAGGGACCAAGAGGTCTATGGTTGGCGCTTGGATGTCCCAAAGGCCCAAGACTTACAACAAACACTACAACAAATGAAGGAGAGTTCACAAGAACAGCTATCAGCAGCTATGCCACAAAAGCCTATTACAAAAGTAATGAACCCGCCAAAAGTGATGCACAAGAAAGATGGATCACTCTCTGCTAGAGGCGAGGCTTGGCAACAACTGCTTAAAGACAACTTTATGCCAGCATCTACAATGCAGCCTATGACTATCTTAGTAGGCCATGACGCTGGCAACCCTAATAGCCATGAGCAAGTTAAAGATTGGCTCTATGACCTTGGTTGGAAGCCCCAGACATTCAAATATGTCCGTGGTGATAACTTTGGTGAAGAGCGTAAAATCCCACAGCTACGGGATGGCTCTGAGCTATGCCCAAGCGTACTTGCACTTGCTGAGGTAGAACCTTCGATCAAACTACTAGAAAACCTGACAGTCACTAGTCACAGACTTGGTGTTGTTAATGCTTATCTGGAGTGTGAGGTCGATGGTTGGCTTTCAGCAGGTATCTCAGGCCTCACTAACACCTTCCGCTTCAAACATAGGAAGCCTCTGGTTAACCTCCCCGCTGTCGATAAGCCTTGGGGAAAAGAACTTAGGGGTTGCTTGATTGCTCCAGAAGGTGAAGTGCTTGTTGGTTGCGATATGGTTTCCCTAGAGGACACCACTAAGCGACACTACATGCAGCCTATTGACCCTGACTATGTTGCAGAGATGCAAAGGGATGGCTTCGATCCACACTTGGATTTGGCTAAACATGCTGGTGTAGTAACCCAAGACCAGATTGACCAGCACAACGCTGGCACTATCAACCTTGGGAACATCCGTAAGGGCTACAAGGCTGCTAATTATGCCTCAGTTTATGGGGTAGGCCCAGCGACCCTCTCAAGGGCCACAGGTCTATCTCAAGGTGAAGCTAAGAAGCTCATTGAGGCATATTGGGGTCGCAATTGGGCAGTTCAAAAGATAGCTGAAACAAGAAAGGTAAGAGAAATAAACGGTGAAGCTTGGATACTCAATGAGGTCTCAGGCTTCTGGCACAGCCTACGTTCCGATAAGGACCGTTGGTCAACCACAAACCAAAGCACTGGCGTCTACTGCTTTGACCAATACGTTATGTTGGTTAAGGCTGCTGGTGAGAAGGTCATAGGTCAATTCCATGATGAGGTCGTGGTTGCTACTGATGACTACAAGAGAACAGAGCGTGTGCTTCTTGAGTGCAAGGGCAAGCTCAACGAAAAGATTAAACTTAACGTCCCACTTGGAATTGATTATGCAGTGGGCAACAACTATGCGGAGATACACTAGATGGCAAAAGTTAAAACAAAAGAAGTCGCAATGACAGGTTTCCTTGAGTATGCACGGGTCTTCCCCGGTAACATGGATGCAAACATGGATTACCATGAGAAAACACAAGGACAGTACAACGTAAACTTTTATCCTGAGACCACAGAAGGCTTTGAGGCTTTCTTTGATGCTGGTGCGCCTGTGTCAGCTATGGGCCATGATACAATCAAGGTCGGTGACCCTGAGATTGCTACAGGTAAGTTCCTGAAGCTTAAGCGTCCTAACAAGCACCCTTCAGGTATTGAGGACTTTGGCGGTGCTCCTGTAGTCTTTGACTTCCGTGAGGGTGAAAGCCTTAAGAAGTGGTCAATGGAAGAAGATGGCGAGCTTGGTAATGGCACTAAAGCTACTGTTAAGGTTTCAATCTATGGTGAAGGCCCCCGTGCATCTATCCGTTTGGAGAAGATTGCAGTTCACGAACTCGTAGAGTTTGATGGTAACACAGGAGGTGCTTCCTCTAACAAGGACAAGTTCTAATGGACGGGTCTGAGTTCTGTGGCCACTGTGGTAGTCTTTATGAGGACGGGTGTGTTTGTGGTGAGTGTAGCTTTGACGCTGTAGACAAACCCTTTCACTACAACCACTCTGGCGGCATTGAGTGCATTGAGTACATCAAGCAGGTCTTAGGTAAGGAAGGCTTTATAGCTTACTGTCGTGGTAATGTTATGAAGTACAACCACCGGGCCTTCTACAAGGGTAACCCAAATGAGGACATGGCGAAAGCTGAACAATACCTCAAGTGGGCTAATGAAGCTCTTGGGGAGGTCTATAAATGAAAGTCCTAGTCGCCTGTGAATACTCTGGGCGGGTTCGTGATGCTTTCATCAAGAGGGGGCACGAGGCTATGTCTTGTGACCTCCTTGAGACTGATGTTAGTGGCCCACACTACACTGGGAATGTCTTAGATATCTTAGGGCAAGGTTGGGACATGCTTATTGCGCACCCACCTTGCACTTACCTAGCCAACTCTGGTGTAAGTTGGTTACACAAGGATGAGGCTAGGTGGGGCCTACTTGATGAAGGTGCGGCTTTCTTTAAGGCTCTCCTTGAGGCAAACGTGGACAAGGTGGCTATTGAGAACCCTATTATGCACAAGTACGCTAAGGAGCGCATTGGTGGTGTTAGGCAAACTCAGGTCATACAGCCTTGGATGTTTGGTCACACTGAGCAGAAGGCTACATGCTTGTGGCTCAGGGGCCTACAACCACTGCTTCCCACAAACAACGTAAAGGAAGATATGATGAAACTAGATAAAAAAGAACGTCAGCGCCTGCACTACTTACCACCCTCTAAAGATCGGTGGAAACTTAGGTCAACAACCTATCAAGGAATAGCAGACGCAATGGCTGAACAGTGGGGGTAGTATGAAAATCCTAATTGATGGTGACATCCTAACTTATCGTGCTGCGTTCTCTTGCGAGGGCCAGCCGATAGAGGATGCACAAGACAAGATTGATGAGATGGTAGAGGAAATCTTGGGGGCTGTAGCTTTTAGTTACACCTCCGAGAACTACGAAATGTTTATCACTGGGAAAGGGAACTTTCGCTTTGATGTTCAGCCAACCTACAAGCAGAACCGTTCAGGCAAACCTAAGCCTGAGCATCTGCCAGCACTTCGTGATTATCTTGTAGAGGCCTATGACGCTAAAGTTTCTAGTGGGCAAGAAGCAGATGATGACATCACTATCCGAGCCACAGAGCTAGGCCCAGATGCTATCATTGCTTCTATCGACAAGGACTTTCTGCAAGTCCCCTGCCACCACTACAACCTAAATAAGAAAACATTGGTTAAGGTTGATGGTTTTGAGGGGTTAAGGTTCTTCTACACCCAGATCATTATGGGTGATAGTGCTGACAATGTGTTTGGCATCAAGGGTGTTGGTCCAGTGAAAGCTGGCAAGATGCTTGCTGATGCTACAACAGAGCGTGAGCTTTATGATATTTGTGTGGCTGCTTATGGTGGTGACACAGGTAAGGTTACAGAGAACGCAAGACTTCTGTGGCTACTGCGTGAGGAAGGTCAAAAATGGTCTCCCCCAAGCTAAGGCGATCTGCAATCAAGGCTGGCTTTCGATCTGGCCTTGAGCAAGACAACTCGAAACATCTAGAGAGGTACAATGTAGACTATGAATATGAAAAATATAAAATCAAGTTCGTCTCAAAGGCGAGAACGTACACTCCAGACTTTAGACTTTCGAACGGGGTAATCATTGAGACTAAGGGGCGCTTCATTCCTAGTGATAGGACCAAGCATCTCTTGATCAAAGAGCAACACCCAGAGCTAGACATCAGATTTGTGTTTAGCAATAGCAAACAAAGGCTATCCAAGACATCCCAACAGACCTATGGAGGCTGGTGTGATCGTCATGGGTTCCTCTACGCTGACGGGTTGATCCCCGTTGAGTGGATGAAAGAGAGGTGATCGTGCCATCTAGTGCCCCAAGGGCTTGTCGTGTCCCCGGGTGCGCTGCCTATTCGTGTAGTGACGATAACTGTTTGGACAAAAGACAAGCTACACATAAACCAAAAGAAACGGGAGACCCTCATAAGCGGGGGTCTCTTAGCCGCTCTAAAGCCTACAGCACCTCAAGGTGGCGTAAGGTGCGGCAGTCTCAAATGTCTAAGGCCCCACTGTGCCAAAGGTGCTTAAGTTTCGACATGGTAACTATAGCAACTGATGTAGACCACTATGTCCCACACAGGGGTGACAAGAAGCTTATGTGGGACGCTAGTAATTTGCAGTCTTTATGCAGATCGTGTCACAGTTGGAAGACCCAAGAAGAACTAAAGGGCACATTCCACGACTACCGTAATATTGTTGCGTAAAGACCAGCGCATTAGCAACTAATGTTTGTTTTGGTGGCGTGTAAAAACTTTCGATTGGGGCATGTCTTCCAGTTTACTTGAATATTCTTAAAAACATTGGAGGTTCTGCAATGGCAGGCGCAAAAGGACGCTCAGGCGGACACAATAAGAAATCTATAGCTGAACACAAACTATCTGGCACTTATCGTGGCAACAGACACTCAGGCATCCTACAGGAGAACGCAATGCAGGTAGAGCCTGAGCAATACATCACCACCAGCAGCACTAAGGTTGATCTATTCAACCGCTTCAGTGAGCTACTGTACAACGAGGGCCTTACATCAGGTGAGGTCGATAGTCTCTACATCAGTCAGATCGTTGATCTCTATGATGCTTACACACAGGCTGCTGTTGTCTACAACACTGAGGGTGTGGCTGCTAAGGTTGGCAACAAGCTGGCTATCAACCTGATGATGGAGCTACAGAAGGAGATGCGTGTGCTGCTTGGTGAGTATGCATTGACACCATCCACCCGTGCCCTAAAGGAACGCACTAAGGACACTGAGCCATATGAGGCTGAAGACCCTGTAGCTGACTTCCTCAACACTAAGCCACGCTTGGTTAAGTGAATACAACACAACATAACATAAGGACTACACAACATGGCAAACCTATTTATTACAGACAACCATAAGCACACAGACACTGACGAGGACTTGGACCTAGTAACATGCCTTGAGCACCCAAGGGTCACTAAGGTCACTATTATGCCTGATGGCACATTGGTAGCTGAGATGGCTAACATTGATGCGTCCGCTGATATTATCCGCAAGCAAGAGGGCTTGCATAAGTCAAACAAGACTGGCTTCCGTGGTGTCTCTATTCGTGGTAGTAAGTATCGTGCAGACATCTCGCATGGTGGCATCCAATACAACTTGGGTTCCTTTGAGACCATGAGAGAGGCTGTGGAAGCTCGTATAAAAGCTGAAATGGAGTTGAGCCAATGAAGGCTATTATCTTAGCACTGTTAGTTTCTGTAGCCTCCACAGGTGCAGCCATGAGTGGAATAACCAAAGAGAAAGCTGAGAAGTGTGCTGGCCTTATGGGTGTGGTTTTGTTTGTGGCAATGGGCCGTGACTTTGGTAACACACCAGAGAAAGCCTACTTAGCTATTACAGACCTTGGTGTTTCACCAGAGGCTGCTAATGAGATCGTAATCAATGTGTTCTACAAGATGAAAGACAACACACCTAATGAGGTTGCTGATAGCTTCCTCAATTACTGTATTTCGGAGGAAACATGAAAATAGGAACCAAAGGCCTACAATTGATTAAAGACTTTGAGGGTCTAGAACTAAAGGCTTACATGCCTACCCCAGATGATGTCCCTACTATTGGTTATGGTCACACTAAGACAGCTAAGATGGGCATGGAGATCACTGAAAAGCAAGCTGAAGCTCTACTCAAGAAAGATTTAGCTTGGGTTGAACTTGCAGTAAACAAACGGGTCACAGTGCCTATTACACAAGAGCAATACGATGCTTTGTGTTCTTTCGTCTATAACCTTGGTGAAACTAATTTCGCTAAATCTACATTGCTAAGACGACTAAACAATAAGCGCTACACTGAGGCTGCTGATGAGCTTCTGCGCTGGAACAAGCAAGGCGCTAAAGTCCTCCGTGGGCTGACACGCCGCAGGGAGGCCGAGAGAGCACTGTTCCTATCAGAGCCTGATGCCCCTACCTCAGCAACCGCACAAGGCCCCCTAGCGGCCGTCTTATGGGTTCTAGAGGCTATCTTAGACGCTATTCTCAGTAAAAGGAGTTGATATGTTTGCATTACTCATGTCTTTAGTCAATCCGCTCGCTAAGGTTGCTTTGGACCTCATGGCTGCTAAGACGCAACAAGCCAACGCTAAGACCGACCAGCAGCGAATTGAAGCTGAGGTGACTATTCACCAACTAGAGGCCCGGCAGGAAGTCCTTATTGCTGAACAAGCAACACGGGCGACACGTTGGATTAGGCCTCTGTTTGCCCTTCCTTTCGTAGTCTATAACTTCAAGGTTGTTGTTTGGGATAAGGTTCTGGGCTTAGGTACTACAGACGTACTTTCAGAACAATACTGGCAGCTACAAATGATCGTCTTCGGGGCATATTTCATTACAAGAGGTCTCGGCAAGAAATAACTTTAAGGAGGCCTCTTATGGCTAGACGTACAGTCAAAGAGGTCTCAGATGACCTAGATAAGCTGATCGACAGATGCGACAACGTAAAGCAGAACATTAACGAGTTGGAGCTAAAGTTGGCTCTATTGCATCAAAAGGTGCATGTCATTGAGGGCAATCTATCAGGCGTCCTTAGTTCCTTCAGTTGGGCTTGGCGCACTGTTGGTGGTTTGTTCTTGGCTGCTTTAGTGGCCTTTATACTCAGCGGGGGTCTAGCTAAATGAAAAGTAATTTGTTGTGGGGGTTAGCCCTTGGTTTGGTTTTTACTACGTTGACACAGTTGGTCTTACTATTACTGTCACCACCAACACCCTACAAGGACGTTGAGATCACATCTGTTACACAGGTTGATGAGGGCTACATAGTTGAGGCTAACTTCATCAAGACAGCCTGTAAGTTTAGGAGACTGGAGGTCTTTGGTATTAACACAGGTGTCCCTGTTTACCTAAAGTGGGAGGCATTAGATGGCTCTCCTTCTACAGACTATGATAGGTCTATTGGCAAACAGCATCTTATCATCTTAGCTATCACATCTGATGAAGATTATGACACACTTGAGATCAGGACACGCCATGACTGCAAAGGTGAGTTAGTGGATAAGGTCTTTGCAACCATTAACACATAAGGAGTAGGCTCTATGAGCGATGACATATTTAACCTAGATGAGTTCGTTTCTCAAGAGCCTGTAGTTAAGAAAGCTAGTGCAGTTGAGGAAGTATGTAAGCTCTACGTCTACTTATGTGGACATTGGGCCTAATTACTTGTCTACACTTAATGGCGGCTCTGCTGGCCAAAGGGCTGAAAACGTGACCTTCTCAGCTACAACATCTATGTCCCAAGATGACAGGATAGAGGTGTGGATTAAGAACACATCAGATGACACTGATGTTACAGTCCTGAAAGCTGGTCAGTTCCAAGTATTCGAACGATGAACAATGGGTCTCCCTTAACGGGGGGCCTACAGCAACAAAGGAAACAAAATGGCAGACAGACGAGAGCCTAAAAGCCCTTATGAGCTACAACCCATCGACTATGTTATGTCGGCACTAGAAAACGCACTTCATTCAGGTTTAACCTTAGAGGAGGTAGTTGAGCTAGGTAACTTTGCTCAAAGCATTGAAGCTTGGGACTACGCAATTTCACTATACACAATATAAGAAAGATACAACATGACGACTCACTTAGTAATCCCGGATGGGCACTCTAAGCCCTCTGAAGACCTTGGTCGGTTTGACCTACTCAATAAGTTCATTAGAGACCTCAAGCCTGATGTTGTAGTTAACATCGGTGATGCAGCAGACATGCACAGCCTTAACACCTTCGATAAGGGTAAAGGTTCCTTTCATGGGGCATCCTATGAGAAGGACATCAGTTGTGCAGTTGAGAGCTTTGACCGTACATTCCACAAGGCCCCAAAGAACATCCGTAAGGTATTCTGTACTGGCAACCATGAGCACCGCATTACACGGGTCTTGGATCAATCACCTGAGCTTGCTGGTGACACTCATGGTGTCTCTATGGGTCACCTTCAGCTAGACAATTACTTTGATGATGTAGTCCCCTACGAGGGTGCAGCAGCAGGCACTATTGTGGTTGATGGTATCATCTACGCACACTACCTAACTTCAGGTGCTATGGGTCGTCCTATCAGTGGCGACAACCATGCTCGTTCATTGCTCCTTAAGGGCCACATGAGTGCTACAGTGGGCCACAGCCACTTCTTTGATTACAGCACACACGTTGATGCTTCAGGGAGGCGTATGATGGGCCTAGTGGCTGGTAGCTTCAAAGGGCCTAAGAATGATGCCTACGCTGGCACTAGCGCACGCAACTACTGGCGTGGTGTTTGTGTTAAGCGCATGGTTAACGATGGCACTTATGATCTTCAAATGGTCTCTATGGCCCAACTGGAGAAACTATACAAAACAACATAAAGGAAACAACATGGCACTGGTAGCAGATGCAATTAAGTACGCCAAAGACATATCAGATGGTAAAATATTAGCTAATAAATACGTCCGCTTGCAGTGCCAATCATTCCTCAATGACCTAGAGACTAATCAGCATGAAGAGGGCTTCCGCTGGCAGTTTTCAGAAGAGCTTGCTAGTCACGCACTAGGCTTCATGCAACTGTTCAAGTACGTTGAGGGGACGGTAGCTGGCCAACAGGTCAATCTATCCCCTTGGCAAGCATTCTTGATTGCTAATGCTTATGGTTGGGTTGATAAGCTCAATGATGGCATCAGGCGCTATACACGACTAATCTCTTTGGTTGGTCGTAAGAACGCTAAGTCTACTGTCTTGGCTCTTGTGGGTCTTTATGAGCTACGCTTTGGCCCTGAAGGCTCTCAGCTAGTCACTATGGCTACACAGAAGGAGCAGGCTAAACTTGTGTGGAACATGAGTGGCCGTATGGCTGAGACTTCAGACCAGCGCTTGCTACCTAGTTATAACCGCACAGTGTCCACTATCTCTAATAAAGACAATTGGACACGCTATTGGCCACTGTCTAAGGAAAGTAAGCGTCTTGATGGTCTGAACATTCGTTTGGCTATCATTGATGAAGCTGCTGCTATCCGTGACGAGAACCTCTTTGATGTTGTTACATCATCTATGGGTTCGCAGTTGTCACCACAAACTTGGATGATCACTACAGGTCAGACGGGGGCTGAGAGTAACCCTTTTATGAAGTCTTTAGACTACGGTAAGAAGGCGCTTGATGGTGTAGTTGATGACCAGCGTGTGTTCACACTAGCTTATCATATTGATGAAGATGATGACTGGAATGACCCTACGGTTTGGATCAAAGCTAACCCTAATCTTGGCATCAGTGTCTCTGAAGAGTTCTTGATGGAAGAGATGAAGGAAGCTGAGAACATCCCTAGCAAAGCTGTTAATTTCAAAGTGAAATACTGCAACCAATTCCTTAGCACTGCGGAAGCTTGGTTGGACGTAGCTTTGTGGAACAAGTGTACAACCTCTAAGCTGCCCACTGAGGGCCTCCCTCTTTATGTTGGCATGGACTTAGGCGCAACATCAGACTTAACCGCTGTGGCTCTTCTATGGGACGCTGATGGCACTTACTATGTTGACTTCAGGGCTTGGATACCTGAAGAGGCATTTAAGTCCTGTCCTAAGCATGTGAGGTCTGTTTATGACCAAGCTGCTGAGAGTGGCCACCTAGTTATCACTGAGGGTGACGTAGCTGACCACAATGCTGTTTACGACTACCTAACTGAACTAGCAGAACTTGAGCAAGTCAAGGAGATAGCTTTTGATAGCTGGTCAGCAGTACACCTGACTTCTAGGCTTACTGAAGCTGGCCTGCCCATGGTGCGCTACGACCAGAGCATGAAAGCTATGTCTCCAGCTTCTAAGGAGGCTGAGATACTCATTCGCAATAGGTCTATCCAACACCTTGGGAAGCCTTTCTTTGGTTGGTGTTTTAATAACTGTGAGCTTTACACAGATGCTAATGAGAACATCAAGGTGCGTAAGGGGCCAGACCCAGCGCTCAAGATTGACCCTATTATCGCTATGATTATGGCTGTTGGCCGAGCTACACTTCAACAGGCTGAGAAGCCAAAGAAGTTCAGCTTCTATATAGATTAACCAAAGGAGGCATAAATGCCATCACTTTTAGATTGGCTACGGCCTTCAACTGTCACAGATGACGTCCCAACAACAAACAGCAACTTTACCTTCTCTATTGCAGCTAACCCTAATAGTGCAGTTGAGGTGACACCTGAGAACGCTATGACTAACGCTACGGTGTTTACATGTCTTAGTGTCCTTGGGACTGCTGTATCACAACTCCCGGTAGCTGTAATGAAAGAGGGCGATAAGTCCTTCTCACCAGTTAAGCACTACGTTAACGATTTGCTTAAGAAGCCTAACGCTTCCCAAAGTCAATACGAGTTCCTCTACGGTATTGTGGTGGACCTTATGCTCTACGGCAACTGCTACATCCAGAAGATCACCACAAGCTCTGGTAAGGTCATTGAGTTGGTCCCATTGCCAGCCAATGAGGTTGAGACCGTGTTGTCTATCTCAGGCAAGCGCACGTTTATCTTGAATAAGAAGGTCTACACAGAGAAAGAGATCATTCACCTTCGTGACTTTGTTGGACAAGAGGCTCAAGGTCTTTCTCGTGTTAAGCAGACAGCCCGTCTGGTGGCTATAGACAATGCTATTGACGTTCTTATCGCCGATACCTTTGTCAACGGCACTAGTGCCTCTGGCATCGTTAGTTTCCCTGATGATGTTGAGCCTGCCACAGCCCAAGCGTTTACAGACGCATGGTCACGCAAGTTCGGCAAAGGTGGCACTACTCGTGGTTCTGTGGCTGTCATTGGTGGTGGGGCAACCTTCCAACAACTTTCACCACTAAGCCCTGCTGATGGTGACATCCAGTCACTGAAGGAACAGACTACAGCCCGCATTGGTGCTGTCTTCCGTATCCCTTCGCACATGCTGGAGATATTCAGTGGCGCTAAGTACAGCAACGTACAGGTCCGCAATACAGCTTTCTATCGTGATAGCATTGCCCCACTAACAACCTTGATTGAGCAGAAGCTGACTTTTGGTCTTCTTGGTGACAGTGGCTTAACTATCCGCTTTGATGCTGCTGACTTGCTTCGTGGTGATCTTCAGCAAGCCACTACTGTGGCTGTAGACGCTGTGGGTGCTGGGCTGCTTAGCGTTGATGAGGCCCGTGCCCTTATGGGTTACAGTCCTATGGCTGAAGAGGATAAACCTAAGCCGCCACAACAAATACCAACACAAGAGGAGGTACAAGAAGATGTGGATGATTCGTAGGCCAACAGGCACAATCTACTCACGCAAGACCCTTGCTGGTCTAAAGGCAGCGTATGGTGGAAACAAGAAAGAGCTAGAGGCCCAAGGTTGGCTTTTCGTTAATCTTGAGGAACCTAAGAAGAAGGAAGAAACCGTTGCAGATGATAAGTAAATCTATACCGTTGCAGATTGAGGCTAAGGCTGATGCTCCAGCGGGGACAATCTCAGCTTATCTTACAACCTTTGGTAACTCTGATGTTGTCTCTGACATCATGGCTAAGGGTTCCCTTGATAAGTTTATTGCTAAGTTCAATCCACAAGCCAAGAAGCTCCCAATGTTCTACGAGCATGACCACACATCTATCATTGGTGAGTGGACAGGGCTTAAGGCTGATGAACATGGTGTAGTTGGCGAGGGTGTTCTTTACACTGAGACTACCAAAGGCTCTGATGTTTACAAGCTAATGAAGCGTAACGCTGTTAGCTCTGTCTCCATTGGCTTTCGTAGCTCAGACTTTGAAAAGAATGATGATGGTGGACGCACGTTCAAGGAGATTGAGCTTGTAGAGACCTCTGTGGTCCTTAACCCTGCTAATGACCAAGCACAGATCATGTCCGTTAAATCTGATGATGGCTACATTGAAACAGCAGCGCTTAAGAAACACCTGATTGAAGGTGGTTTGACTAAGGCTGAATGTGAAGCCCTGTTCCTTAACGGATGGAAAGGCCTAAAGATGCTCCGTGAGACGGACATCAAGGCAGAAACACTAGCTGAAGCACTTAAGCGCTTTAAGCTGTAACCAGTTTGGGGCGGAATGCTCTAATATCACCCTACCAACCCAAAACCCTATAAGACTATTTGTGCAGTGGAATACTGCCTTTGTGTCTCTATCATCTCTGAAAGGATGAACATGACTATTGAAGTAAATGAAGCCCTTGAAGCTATCAAGGCACAAGTCTCTGAGAAGTTTGAAGGTGTAGCTGTTAAGGCTGACCTTGAGGCACTCACAGAAACCAAAGCAGACGTAGCATCTGTGGTTGAATTGAAAGGCCACCTTGAAGCTCTTGAAGCCAAGTTCGACGCTATGCCTGCACCATCTATCCTTAAAGCAACCCAAGAAGAGGTTAAACTTATGAACTCAGTATCCGAAGGCTTTGCAAAGTCATTTGAAGCCACAGGCAAGAACCATCTTGATGTAGAGCTTAAGGCTATCACTCAGGGTCGTGACGTTACTGGTGGTAAAGTTGAAACATTCGGTCTCATTGGCTCAATGTTCAATGGCAACCCAATTCGCTCACTTGCTTCTGTTATGAACACCACAAGCAAAGCCATTGACCTGCCAGTTCGTGCAGGCAACCACGGTGCTGCTAACGCTGGTGCAATTAAGAACGTAGCTGACAACGGCAACGCAAGCGTGGGTGTTACACAGTTGATCGTCCAAACTTTCAACGCACGTTCAGATGTCACTATTGAAGCTGTCAACGACATTCCGGGATTTGACCAATTCTGGGCACAAGACATGCTTGCTGAAGTAGCCTCTATTGAAGCTGCTGAGCATGTTACTGAGCTTGCAACTATGGATGTTGGTAAAACAGCCGCATCAACATCTGTTATCACTTGGGACGAGATCGTTGATCTTTACTACTCAATTGAGCCAGCGGCTCGTGTTGGTGGTTCCTTCATGTTCTCAAGCGAAGTAATGGCGCAACTCCGTACACTTTCTAACAGTGGTACAGGTTCTGAGCTTATGTTCGACCCACAGCTTGGTGGCTTCCGTCTGTTCGGTGCTCCAGTGTACGAAAACGGCTACATGGCTGCGCCTGCTGCTAACGCTGTTACAGGTGCATTCGGTGACTGGAAGAAGGGCCTTGTGATTGCACAACGTGCTTCAGCGTCTCTTGGTCGCTACGACCAGACTGTTCCCGGTAAGTATGTCTATTACGCTGAAATGCGTTCAGGTATCTCTAACTGGGATAACTCAGCCCTGAAGACACTTAAAATGGCTGCTGTTTAAACCTTAACCTTGTTGGCCCCTGAGCACTACGCTTGGGGGTCACCTCAACTGTAAGGAGAGAGCATTTGACCTACCAAGTAACTATCCCAGCTACTGCATCACTTGTGCCTGTAGCTGATCTAAAGACCCACCTGCTGTTGTTCGGTGACACTTCCTATGACACTGAGCTACAAGACATCCTTCTTACTGCTGAGGGTTTTGTTTCTGACTTCCTAGGGGACTTTCTAGCTACCACAACAGTCAGGAAGAACATTGTAGCCTTTGGTGATATTGAGCTACCCCACAAATCACCCACTAACATTGTGGTGTCTTATTGGGACACAAGCAACACTGCACAAGTTTGGCCTTCAAGTAACTATGTGGTTGACACCTCTGATGTTTACCCAGTTATTATCTTCAACACTAACCCTTCTGGGTTCTCGACAAAGTTCGCTAACAAAGGCTTTGTGACCTACGACACAGTGCTGGACCCAGTTACAGCTAAGATTAAACACGCAGTGCTTCTTATTGCCGCTGAACTGTTTGAGAACCGCAACAACTCCTCAGAAAAGAAGATGGAGAAGGTTCAGCTTACAGCTATGAGACTGATGCAATCTCTGCGGGGGTGGTAGTATGCTAACATTCCCAAAGAAGGCTGAGTTCTACACAAAGTCCGACACTTACAATGATTATGGGGAACCAATAGCATCAGGGGCGCTTTCGTTCACTACAGGTGTTCGCATGACCACTTTATCGTTTAAGGATATGGTTAAGGCCACTGGAACTATAGACACCAGTCAGTTCTTTGTGTTCACTCGAAAGAACCCTAACACCCTAGCTGTTGTGGTTGGGGACTTCATTAAGGTTGATGGTCAGTCTTTTGAGGTTATAGGTATTGACCCTATTTATGGCAAACGCTCAGACATTACGTTCCTTGTGGACCTAATTGAAGACCCTGTGGTTTAAGGAGGTAACATGCAACTAACTAAAGACTTCGCAGCTAAACTAGCGACAGCTACCTCTCCAACACGGGCCTTCCCAGCTATCTCTAAGTCCACTGACCTACCTGCTGTAGTCTACTCTGGCAGGGGTGGTATTCGTGAGGCATTTTATAGTGGCTCTTACGGACTGCGTGAGACACGCTTTCAGGTTGATGTTTACGCTAAGACCTACACTGAGGTATCAACCCTAAAGGACAGCATCCTAGCGGCCTTTCACGGCTTCTCAGGGGCTATGGGTTCCTCTACTGTAAGCAGGTCAACTGTAGACAACACCTTAGAAACATTTGATGATAGTGGTGAGAAGATTTACCGCATAATCATTGAGATCACTTTACTTGACTAACAACCTCCCTAGAAAGGAAACACTATGGCTTCTGTAACAGGTCGTGCCGCAGGCTTTATCGCCACACTTTACTACTCAGCTACTGTTGATACTGGTAAAACTATCCTATCAATGGCCACAACAGCCGCATCTGGCAATGAGGTTCTTGATGTAGCTGACATTGGTTCGCTCAATAAGACCCGCACAGTCATTGACATCCCTGTTTATGGTGATGATGTTAAGGGTAAGCTACCGGGCCAAGCAGACCCCGGCTCCTTTGACTTCAATGTTACCCTAAACCTTGATGACGCTATCCACACTGCTCTGCGTGATGATGATGGTTTGACTATCCACACCTTTGTGATTAAGTTTACACAGGGTGCTAACATCACTTATGCAGTCTTTGATGGTTATGTTGGTGATGCAACAGTCTCACAGCCTATTGATGACCGTATCCAGATGGATGTGTCAGTAGCTCGTGCTGGTGCTATCACATGGCTTGACGCAGCCTAATCAATCGGCCCCTGAGCATTGTGCTTGGGGGTCGCCTTATTTAATGAAAGAGATAGAATGACAAAACCAAAAACCTTGATTGATGACGCACTGCTACAGGCTATGTTGGACCAATCACAATTTGCAGCCCCGCAAGAAGAGGAGTTCTGGTACAGCCGAGGGATGCAAAAGAGATATGTGTTCGAGATTGGCGCTAAGTTGCTAGTGTCTGAGGAGATGACACCACTAGAGGCCATTGAGATGGCTCAGGAATACGTTGACACATTCTATGAAACAACAATGTCACCCCAAGGGTGGAAGAAGGATTAAACTAAATGGCTAAACTAGGTAAAGTGAAAAGCAGCAAACCACTTAGTATTGGGATTGATGGTGTCTTCATTAAGAATATGCCAGCCAAACGGATGCAAGACTTGTTCGGCAATATTGATGAGCGCCTAAAGTCAGAGCCTGAAGGTGTTGTAGTTGAGCTTTTCAATGAGCTAATCTGTGACGACAGTGGGGATGTGTTCGAGGATGTAGCTACTTATGAAGCTATCCTTGATGTTCTTTCTATCAAAGATATTCGTGACATCATGAAAGCAATTGCTGAAACAATGAACCCGAGTGCTAAAGACTTGGGAAAGTAAAGACACAGTGGTTATCTCAAGTTAGAACCTTTATGCTTGCCAATGGTTCTAGCTTGTCCACTGTGGATGCTCTTCCACTAGGAGACGCTAAGGCCCTCTATGTCACTCTACAGGGTGGCCTGTGGGGGCCTTATGGTGAGGCACACAAGACTTATGCACTGTACTGCTCCCAACACCTTCAGAAAGAGGTTGCTGTGGCTGTAGCTCAAGGTAAGAAGTACAAGCCTACGCAGCCTTTGGACTTCCACGAGATGTTCCCAGTCTATGATGACTTCCACTCTCTCGGACAGGGTAAGTTGAGACGAAAGCAAGCCAAGAGAGACAGTGTGGCGTTGAAGGCCCTTTCTGTACTACCAGCAGAGGGCGCACCAAAGTGGCTGAAGGAGCTAACGTAATGTCTACAAAGGAAATTGAGGTAAAGGGACTAAGGGAGCTTGAAAAGGCTCTCTTGGCACTACAGAAGGAATACGGTGGCAAGGCTGGAGCACAGGCTATGCGGCCTGCTGTAACTGCTGCCATTAAGCCACTAAAGCAACAGGTCATTCAAGACACACCTGTTGATAGTGGGGCTTTGCAGGCATCTATTAAACAAACTGTTGGTGCAGTGACTAAGGACATGTTGTCCCACTCCAGAAACCACTACAACAACACAACCGTAATTGCAGGTCGTGTTGGTTACTTTGGAAACAAAGTCTACAAGAGGGCTATTTCTGTTGAGTATGGCACAATAGATATCGCAGCACAGCACAATCTAGAGAACGTATTCGACCGTGAAGCCAAGGGAATGGCTACAAGGTTTGGAAGTAAACTTGGGCCAGCTATCGAAAAGAAAGCTAAAGCTCTTCACAATAAACAAATGAAAGGCTAAGTTTATGGCAACGATAGCAAACCTATCAATTGGCCTCAGTGCCGACAGTGCAAAGCTCAAGAAAGATTTAGATAAGGCTAGTAAGCAGTCTAAGCAATGGGCTAACAAGCAGAAGAAGCAGTTTAAGGGTGTAGCTGACTCAGTTAAGCTTATTGGTGCAGCAGTTGCAGGCATAAGCTTTGCTCAGTTTATCAGGGGGTCTATCCAGGTTTCCAAAGAGCTTAAGAACATGTCTAATCTTACTGGCGTTAGCTCCAGTGAGTTGCAACGTGTAACACCGTCCTTGGAGAGAGCAGGTCTTTCACTAGAGAAGTATGCTGACATCATTAAGGATGTTAACGACAAAACTCACGACTTCCTCCAGACTGGTGGTGGTCCTATGAAGGACTTCTTTGAGACCATTGCCCCCAAGATTGGTATTACGGCAGATGCTTTTAAGGGGTTGTCTGGTAAGGATGCCCTACAGCTTTATATCTCCTCACTAGAGAAAGCTGGTCTGTCAACAGAGCAAATGACTTTCTATATGGAAGCTTTGGCTTCTGACAGCACTATGTTGCTACCACTACTTAGGAACAACGCAGCAGGGATGGAAGAGTTTGCCCTTGCAGCAAACCAAGTGCTAAACCCTGAGACATCGCAATCTTTGATTAACATTGGCACTTCCTTTAGCACCCTTGGTAAGATCATTACCAACATGACGCTTAACGCCATTCAACCACTACTATCATTCATTGAGAAGGTGCTGGATGGTTGGAGGCAGATGATCACTGATATGCCAGAGCTTGTCTACGGTATTGAGGCTATCGCAGCCGCTGTTGTTGGCTTAACCTTAGCTATGTTTGCTAACCCAATAACTTTGTGGATTGCTGCTATTTCAGCTTTGGTGGTTGGCGCCGGTTGGCTCTACTACAAATTCAAAGATGTTGCTGAGGCCGTAGGCGGGGCGGGCGAGTTGTTTACGCTCATGGCTGATAGCGCCAAGTTCGAGATTGACCGTGTTATAGCATTTGGTGAGAAGCTTAAGCTAAAGATGCAGATGGTCTTCTTGCGTATTAAAGACGCTTGGACTGAGATGCTCAACACTATGCGCATGTCTTTTGCTAAGATGCTAGACAGCCTAGCTGAAGGCCCAATGGGTTCTTTGTTTGGCATGGAAGGTGGCAATGAAGCTGCCGCTGGTGCAGCAAACAGTGCCGCCACAAATGCTAATATGGAGCAGTTCATTAAGCTTGGTTCTGCTCTCAAAGCAAACTCTGAGGCCCTTAACGCAGTCAACCCGCACCTCAAGAAGATGAAAGAGGCTTGGGCTGGTGGCGAGCCTATGAAGGTTGAGGTGGAAAACCCACCCGGCGCAGACCTTACAAAAGGCGGAGACCTTGGCGCAGGTGCTGCTGGTGGTAGCAAGAAAACAGTTGACCCCAACTCCCCAGAAGGCTTGGCTAAACAGTTCGTTGAGACACTGAAAAGCAGCTTCTCTAATGCTCTGGCTACTGGTGACTGGAAGAGCTTTCTTGATACTGCTCTAGACACTTTGACTATGAGCATAATAACGTCCTTCACAGAGGGAATGTTTAAGCCTTTTGAAGACGCTCTTGGCAGTATGGTATCAGGCATGTTTAGTGGGGCAGGTGGCTTAGGTGGTGGAATAGGTAGCTTCGTTGGCTCTATCTTTGGTTTTGCAGAAGGTGGCATTGTGCCTACCACATCAACCTCAAAGTCTTATGCTGACAGTGTACCTGCGATGCTTCAACCCGGTGAGCTTGTGGTCCCCAAGGACCAAGTTGACAACTTTATGAATGGTGCTGTTGGTGGTGGTGGTGGTGGTACTTACAACCTCAACATCACAGGTGACGTAACAAGACAGACACGTACACAAGTCTTGTCTATGATGGACGACATTGCTAATGGCGTAAACCGTCAAAACAAAGAAAGAGGCTCCCGTTAATTCGGGGGTCTTCCCCATTTTAACAAAGGATAAGAGATGGCTTACACTTGGAGCGGACAACGTATTACAGCCCCTATTACAATATCAAGCAACCAACCTGAGTTTGTCACAGAGACTGCCAACCTTAAGAGGCTTGTAACTTCACAAGATGCCCAACGGTGGGAGCTTACGTTTGGACTAGAACCAACTACAGACGCTGGTGGACTATTTGTAGCTATGACCTCCGCAGCGCAAGGTGTGCGCACAATGGTCGTGCCACAGATTTATAAGTCTGGGTCAGTAAACGAATGTGCTACTACAGCAACAGTTGATGCTATCGCAGCCGCTGGTGCTAGTTCTGTAACAGTTAGCCTTGGCACAGGTGATATTGGTAAAGTAATCTACAAAGGTACTTTCATTAAGTTTGCAGGACACACTAAGGTTTATATGGTTACAGCAGACGCTACAGCCGTAGACAACACCACAGAGGCACTGGCTACCCTATCGGTTTACCCTGAGCTTAGGGCTGGTGTAGTTGTGTCTGAGGTTGTTTCTTATTTAGATGATGTTGACCTTTCTTATTGGCTAGGTGAGCAACTGCGTGGCATAAGTTATGCCGATGGCATTGTAGCCTCAGTGGGTAGTGTTGCTGTTCTGGAGGCTATCTGATGAGAGGGCTTTCTGCTACATCTTTAGCTATACTAGGTGAGGATAGGCTTAAGGCTTTCCTTATGGTTAAGTTGGACTTCCCCTCAGTGTCGTATTACTTCACAGACTATGGGCGTGATATTGACTTTGGGGGTAACACATATTCATCTGGCAGTGGCGTGATGGATTTTGAGCCACCAAGGTTGTCCTCTACAGTTGACAGAGAAGCTTATCGCCTAAGTATCTCTGACCACAACAACACCTTCCAGAACCTTTTTAGGCTTGGTGCAACAGGGTCTGATGTTACAATCTACCTTGTGCTAGTTGGCTCAGGTGGTCCTGAGTTGGGTGCGGATGATGTTATAGTGGCCTATAAAGGTCGCATTGATGAGACAACTATTGAGGTAACACCAGAGGATAAGGTTGCTGTTATTACGCTTTCCTCCCCCATGGCCAACCTAGACCAAGTAAAAACCTTTTGGACAACTAAATCTGGAATGGATCAGTATTCAGCTACAGATACGTCCTTTGATAACATCTACGAGGACAACAAAGAGATTACCCTTAAGTGGGGTAAAGTATAACACTGAGAGGTAATCAGAATGATCTTTAACTTTATCATCCAAGCTATTATTACTGTAGCTTCTATGGCTTATCAACGTAAGCAACAGAAGAAGCAAAAAGAAGCTATGGACAAGATGAAGGGCGTAGAGCTAACCCTTGAGGGTCAGGCTAGGTCACTGCCTGTTGTCTATGGCTACCAAAGTGTCGGTGGCGTAAGGTTGGACCCAAGGACAGCTAATTCCTTCACATATGCTGCACCAGATGCCCTTGGGTCTTCTTTGCAGCAAGGGATGGGTGCTAGTCTCACTGGCAAGAAGAACGAGTTCTTGTTCCAACAAACTGCATTCTGCCACGGTCCGATTAGTGGCTTTGTGGATGTAACTGTTGACGACCTTAATTATAACTACGACAAGTTCAGTCATGGTCAAACACTACACTTGTACCCCACTGGCTCTGTGGCTGACCCTATGGCCACAGCTAACGGATTTGCAAATACACGCACATTCACTAACACAGCCTACATATCAGGGGCCTACAGGATCAACAGGGACGAGCCACAATACAATGGCACACCCTCCCTTCTAGCATTCGTCAAAGGTAGGACCATTAAGACTATCGTAGATGGTGGGGGTGGGTCTTATAGCGTGTCCGCTTCTGAGTCATTTAGCAACAACCCTGCTTACTGCCTATTGGACTACTTAACTAACAACAACTATGGGGCCTCTGTGGCCCTCTCTGAGATTGACCTAGAGAGCTTCTATGAGGTTGCTAAGGTTTGCGATGTTGTGGTTGAGAGCGGTAAGCAGTACACTGGTAAGGTGCATGGAGGAGACAGCACAGGTGACGTTAAGCGTTACTACTGCGACATTGTGATAGACACAGAGCAAGCTATCAGGGACAATGTTGAGCTTATCCTTAACACTATGGGTGACGCACAGCTTGTCTGGAATGGCACTTATTACCTACGCCACCCTGCCACAGAAAACTCAGGGTCGCTAACCTATCCAGTTGATGCTACACTTACAGATGAAGACATCGTAAGAGACACTTTCAACATAGCTTTTGCTACATCTAACCAAAGGCTAAACCAAGTCACAGTAACCTTCCGTAATGCGTTTGAGGACTTTGAAACCGACAGTTACACTTGGCCTGATGTGGGTAGCTTAGAATATGTGACCTACCTCTCAGAAGACAGTAACATGCCACTAGTGCAGCAGGTTACACTAGATGGTGTCACTATGCCCTACCATGCACAAGAGTACGCTCAGGAGCTTGTGAAGACCTCTCGTGATGGTGTCTTCTATGAGTTTGTGGTCGGTCGTGTTGGCGTTAAGTTAGAACCCAATGATATAATATCAGTGGACTACCCTGATGCTGGTGTTAATGGTGATATTGTTGTAGTTAAGGAAGTTCAAACCCTGCCCAATCTAGGGGCTAAAGTTGTGGTTGAGAAGTTCGATAGCTCCCTGAGAGCATGGTCAACTAAAGCTAATGCACCTGTTAGGGTCTATCCTACCTATGACTTTACTGTGCCACCAGCCTCCAGCCTACTCTACACACAAGGGTCTGACCCTTCAGACAAGCGTTCACTTGGACGCCTTGACTGGACAGAGGCTGACTACGACAATGAAACTTACGTTGTTGATTACCTAGAGGGTGCTTTGTGGGTGCGTCTTGGTGAAACAAGACAAAACCACCTGTTGCTCTACAAGGTTCCTGAGTGGTCTGATGGTGAAACTGTAGACTTTAGGGTTAGAACCAGAAGTAATCTTGGGGACTTATCCACAGCTATAACAACATCTGGTGTAGTTAAGGTTAAGCCTGAGACCCCTACAGCCCTATCTGTTTCAGAGGAAATCTACAACACCAACACAGCTTCAGGTATCCGTACAAGAGCTAGTGTTAGTTGGACACCGGGAACTAATGGGGTGGCAGTAGATCACTACAGGGTTGAGGGTTACAATAGTGCTGATGGTCTGCCTTACATTAACTTTGGAACAACCTCTGAGAGCTTACTGCCTATCGCTGATATTAGTGACGGCCTTTGGAACTTCAAGGTGACTGCTGTGTCAGTCAATGGTGAGGAAAGTGCACCCCTGACAGACACCTACACTGTCTTGGGCCTCAACGCCACTCCTGCTGACCCAACAGGGTTTTCAGGCGCAGTAGACTATGGTGGCATCATTCTAACATGGAATGAGCCTACGGACCTAGATGTTCTGTCTGGTGGCTACGCTGAGATAAGGTACTCACGCTCCATTGATGCACTGCCAGTTTGGGAGCTATCTACATCTATCTTGGGGAGGGTCTCTGGGTCTACCACATCGGCAACCGTCCCTGTTGCTCAGGGTTACTATCTGATTAAGTTCTTTGATAGCTCAGGTAACGAGAGTGATAATGCTGCAACCTTTAGGTCTGCCTTTGTTGGTCCAACATTCAACTTTATTGATGAGTTTGATGAGGCCCCTACCTTTCTGGGGTCCAAAACAAACTGCTCTGTTGTCGGTAGCAACCTTGAGCTTAATTCGGGTCAAACTACATTTGAGTATGTCTTTGACAATATCTTAGATTTGGGTGTGATAACTGACATTAGGGTTAAACCTGACTATGCGGCCTTTGTGACAGACCCAACTGTTCTGGTGTCTGACTACAACCCAGTGTCAGGGGTAGCTAGGTTCTCAGGGCCTTATGTTGATAGCTCAATCTTGTTTGAAGCAAGGATAACAGACGATGACCCAAATGGAACCCCAACATGGTCTACATGGGAACCACTGGTTGTAGGTGCTTATCAGACAAGGGGTATCCAAGTGAAGGCTACAGGTATTGTCGCTAATACTGCCCACACTATGGAGATCAGTTCACTATCTCTTGAGGCTGATAAAGATGACCTTATTCAGTCAGGCACTTCAACGTCCTCAGTTTCATCCGATGTTACTGTTACTTTTGCTAATAGTTTCTATCCGGGTGTTGGTGGTCTATCTAAACCCTCTGTGAATATCAACGTAATCTCAGGTGCTAACTCTGAAACTGTTGTTATTTCTTCTAGGGACAAGGATGGCTTCTCCTTCAGTGTCTACGATAGTGGAGGCAGTAGGATTGCTAGGGATATTGACTGGCAGGCTGTTGGCCAATAACTAAAAGCAAGTCCATTAGCTTGGGCTTGCTATTAACATTAATTACAAAGGACTATAACAATGGCTACAACGACAAGGGTACTAAACGCCAATGTCACTGGCACTGTTTACAACACAAACCTAAATAGCACACTAGAGGCCCTAGATACGTCTCACTCAGGGCCTACAGCCCCAACTGATGAGGTGGTTAACGGGAAGCTTTGGCTTGATACTTCAACAACACCCAGTGTGCTAAAGGTTTATGACAACGGTGGTTGGAACGAGATTTACACAGACCGTGGCAATTTGTCTATTGATGGTAATGATGTAACCTCAACTGCCGCCGAACTTAATGTTCTTGATGGCATCAGTGGTATTGCCTCACAAGCTGAAGCTGAAGCTGGAGTAGTTACTGACAAGCTTATGACACCTCTGCGTGTTCTCCAGTCTATTGATGCTAACTCTCTGTCTCCCTTTACCTACAACGCAGTCTCAGGTGCTACCCAAGCGCTTGACGTAGGCACATACAACTTCTTCGAGGGCGGCACTCTCACGGCTGACACGACAGTGAGCTTTAGCAGTGTGCCAACGGAGGCACGATGGACCTATACTTACAGGGCTGGAGCAACAGCATCATATTCCATTAATACTTTGAGTGAGCTTGGTTTTTATGGGATAGCTGGCGATACTGGTGACAGTTTCCCCAAGGGTGTTGGGTTCAAAACTGACGGAACAAAAATGTATGTTGTTGGGGTCGGCACTGACTCAATATATCAATTCAGCCTGAGCACCGCTTGGGACGTTTCGACTGCATCATATGACAGCGTTAGCTTGAGTGTATCCGCCCAAGACGGCAGCGGGTGGGGTCTTTTCTTCAAAAGTGATGGCTTAACATTTTTCATGTTGGGCAACAACAATACTCGGATGTATCAGTATTCAATGAGCACCGCTTGGGACTTGTCTACGGCAAGCTATGCCAGCAAGTCTTACTTACTAACTTCTGGTGTTGGAGCCAACAACAACAGGGCGGGCTTTGTTCGTGCAGACGGATTGAGAATGTATGTCGCAGACAGAACCTCAAAAATTATGTATCAGCATAATTTGAGCACCGCTTGGGACGTTTCGACTGCGGCTGCTCCAGCGGCTTCCTATGATCTTGACACTTCGGTTGCATTTGGCAGTGAAGTGCAAGGATTGGCATTCACTCCAGATGGGTTACGTCTTTTTGCTTTGGACAGTGATGGTTACATCATGGAATACAGCTTAAGCACCGCTTGGGACTTGGGGACTATTTCTTTTGTTCAGAAGAGTTCCTATCTAGGAAGGTCTCAAGCATCCGACCTTGAATTTGCTGAAGGTGGCGACAGTATTTTTTATGTCACAGACTCAGGCAATGGCGTTGTTAAACTCAGTTCGGTTGAACTTCCAACGTTGACACTCCCTGCTTCCGTTCAGAACCCGCCGACAGAGACTGTTGTTCACAACAACCAACCCTCTTACACTTTCTTCACAGCCGATGGTGGTACAACAGTGAAACTTATCAACGAGGAGGTTCTCTAATGGAACTTATCAAAATCATCGACGGCCTTCCCGTGCCATACTCAGAAGCAGCCTTTCGTGCAGCCAATAAGCACACGGTCTACGGCCCTGTTGTTTCATCACGCCACCTTAACGCCCAAGGCGTCTACCGTGTGTCAAAGCTCCCTGAGCCTGAAGTACCCGTAGGTCAGAAGGCCGTGCTCGACGCCATGCCCACGCAGAACGAGGCAGGTCACTGGGTGATTGGCTGGACGTTGGTAACCCTTGGTGCTGACGAAGCTCGTGCTCTACGTGACAGCCTTCTAGCTGCTACAGACTGGACACAAGTATCTGATGCTACAGTCGATCAAGCAGCATGGGCTACCTACCGTCAGGCTCTACGTGATGTGCCTGAGCAAGCGGGCTTTCCTGATAATGTGACTTGGCCAGTTAAGCCCTAAATGAATATTTGGTCACCCATTGACTTGGGTGGCCTTTTTTCCTAAATAACAAAAACAAAAAGAAAGGAACCACCATGAACTTAAAAGAATACTCATCTTTTGTAGAGGGCAAGATACTCACAACAGGTAGCGATAGGCTGGCTGAAAACACCCTTGGCCTAGTAGGTGAAGCTGGTGAGGTAGCTGAAAAGATCAAGAAGCGCTTCCGTGATGGTAAGCTAGACCGTGAAGCTGTACAAAAAGAGCTTGGGGATGTGTTTTTTTATTGGGTTGCATTACACAACCTACTTGGGCTATGCCCAGAGCACACCATTGAGAATAACGTAAACAAACTAACAGACCGAGAAGCCCGTGGCGTCCTGCGTGGCTCTGGCGATAACCGATAAGGAACTACAAAACATGAGTAACATCTTTCGATCACCCATTGCAGAACAAATGTGGGACATGAAGTATCGTCTTAAGGAGTATGATGGCACACCAGTAGACCTGACTGTGCACGACACTTGGGAGCGTATTGCTACTGCACTAGCAGCTAAGGAGAAGGACCAAGAGTTTTGGTCTAAGGAGTTCTATGAGGCTCTTGAGAGCTTTAAGTTCCTCCCCGCTGGTCGTATCAATGCTGGTGCTGGCACAGGTGATCGCAACGTGACCTTGTTCAACTGCTTTGTTATGGGAACTATTGAGGACAGCTTGGGTGGCATTTATGATGGCCTAAAGGAAGCTGTACTGACTATGCAACAAGGTGGTGGCATTGGTTATGACTTTAGTACACTACGACCGCAGGGCGCTGAGGTTAAGGGTGTAGCTGCTGATAGCTCAGGGCCTCTGACCTTTATGGACGTATGGGATGCTTCATGCAAAACCATTATGTCAGCAGGTACACGCAGGGGCGCTATGATGGCTACTATGCGCTGTGATCACCCAGACGTTGAAAAGTTTATTGAAGCTAAACGTGACCCACTACGTCTCCGCATGTTCAACATGAGTGTCCTTGTCACTGATGAGTTTATGTCAGCAGTAAAGAACAACGAGAAGTTTGACCTGAAGTTTGATGGTAAAGTCTACAAGACTATCAACGCCAAAAGCCTCTGGGACAAGATCATGTCCTCTACTTATCATTATGCTGAACCCGGTGTCATCTTTATTGACCGCATTAACGAGATGAACAACCTGAATTACTGTGAGACTATTGCTTGCACAAATCCCTGTGGAGAGCAGCCACTTCCCCCTTACGGTGCTTGTCTCCTTGGCTCTATCAATCTTGTAGCATTGCTTAAAGATGACTTCAGTGTAGACATGGGTCTTATGAAAGCCACAGTGCGAACAGCAGTCCGCATGATGGATAATGTGGTTGATGTGTCTAAGTTCCCTCTACCAGAACAGCAAAAGGAAGCTGAGAACAAAAGACGTATCGGTTTGGGCGTCACAGGTCTTGCAGATGCTATGGCCCTTGGTGGGGTAGTCTATGGCTCTGATGAGGGCGTAGCTTGGACTGATGAGGTTATGAAGCAAGTCTCTATTGCAGCCTATGAAGCCTCTGTTGATCTAGCTAAGGAAAAAGGTGCATTCCCCTTGCTTGATGTTGAGAAGTACCTAGCTTCAGGCAACATGGAGCAGATGCCAGACTACATCCGTGATGGCATTCGTAAGCACGGCATCCGTAATGCCCTCCTGACTTCTATTGCCCCTACTGGCACTATCAGCCTCTATGCTGGCAATGTGTCTTCTGGCATTGAACCTATCTTTGCCCTTAGCTATGAGCGTAAGGTTATGCAGAAGGATGGTTCTAAGATCACTGAGGTTGTAGAGGACTATGGGGTAACCAAGTGGAAGCGTGAGCGTCCCGGACAACCTTTGCCTAGTAGCTTTGTGACAGCCCAGACATTAACACCCAACGCACACATTAAGATGCAGGCTGCTGCCCAACGGTGGGTTGATAGTTCAATCTCTAAGACTGTGAACGTCCCTGAAGATATTAACTTTGATGACTTCAAACAGGTTTACCTAGACGCATACGAGAGTGGCTGTAAGGGCTGCACTACCTATCGCCCTAATGATGTTACCGGGTCTGTGCTGACAGCTACAGAAGAGGGACAGGTGGAAGAAGCTGGAGCTTGTGAACTGAAGTTTGATGAAAACACAGGTCAGATCATCCGCTCTTGTGAGTAAAACATTAGGCCCTGCTAGAGATAGTGGGGCCTTAATTTAATAAAGGAGACACGATGCTAAAATATCTGGAAAGGGTTGGGATTGCCCTGAGCGTGTTGCTTAATGTCCTGCTGTGTGGTGAGAGTAATCAAACCTTTAGCGCTAGGAATTGGGGCTGGAGGAGAAATAAGCTGATTAATTTAGTTTTTCTTATTGACTTACTGTTCGGTAAAGATCATTGTGTGGTTAGTTGGACATATTGGAGAACAAGAAAATGAACACACATATTAAGAACGTAATCAAAGGGACTGCAATGGGTGCATTAGTATCAACAGCTTTGTTCCTGCCAATGGTAGCTAAAGCCGGGACCACAGTGCATGTAACACATGATGGAACTAACTACGGCACTGGCAACAACAAGAACTTTGTGCCCCTACCAGCCCCCACAGGCTCTACAGGGGCCGCTGGAGCGCAAGGTCCACAAGGCGAGCAGGGTGTAGCAGGCAAAGACGGTAAAGATGGCCAGAGGGGCCTTACAGGGGCTGCTGGATCAAACGGCCTTGACGCTGTTGCACCTCTAGGCTCCCTCTCCTTTGCAGCGGCTACTGCCTCCTTCTCTGGGGACGGTATTGGCTTCGGTCTCTCAGACTCAAACTACGGTGGTCTTGAGGGTTCTATCGCCTTGGGTTTTGACCTAGAGTATAACTGGCGTGTAGTCGTCGGTGTTACAACAGACTTTAAGAAAAGACACGCTGCCTCAGCAGGTGTTGGCTACAGCTTCTAAAGGGATAACAACTATGACACAGATTAAAGTAGAATACGTCAACCACATGGGCAGCGACCTAACAACTGTCAATGCAGCACGGGTTAGCTTTGGTAAGAAGAGCGAGTTAGAAGGGGGTGTAGGTGGTCCTAAAGGTCTATCAGATCGTGACACCAAGCTGATCAAGTACCTAGCTAAGCACAAGCACATCAGCCCATTCGGTCATGCCTTTGCATCCTTCCACGTTAAGGCCCCTATCTTTGTAGCACGGCAGCTGGTCAAGCATAAGTTCCTGCGTTTTAATGAAGTCAGCCGTCGATACGTTGACGACAATATAGAGTTCTATGTGCCTGAAGTATGGCGTGGCCGTAGTGCTGACAAGAAGCAGGGTAGTGAGGGTGTTGTTGAACTAGAGGGCATAGACATCAGCATTGTCGATGATTACGCCGATGAGGCTTTAACAGCCTACAACGTCTTGCTTGAGGCAGGTGTAGCACCAGAGATGGCTAGAATGACACTACCACAATCGCTCATGACAGAATTTTACTGGTCAGGTAGCCTTGATGCCTTTGCTGACATGTGCCGCCTTCGTTGTAAGGAAGACACACAGTATGAGAGCCGTGTTGTAGCCGATCAGGTGTCTACTATCATGCAAGACCTGTATCCTGTATCATGGGCCAGCCTAATGAAAGGAGAAAAGCAATGACTAATCGTAAATTTACACCACCAACAGAGTTTCCCGCAGAGTATGTCGATGGGTTTGGGTGTAAGGTCACTATCTTGGGGCGTTCTTATTACAACAAAGAGAGACCTCTGGTAGGTTTTGAT